ATCGATCGGGAACGAGATCAGGCCGGCCAGCTCACGATGATCGCGACCTTGCTGTCGAGTATCCCGCTGGTGCGAATGCCAGGCAAGAAACGATGATGAAGTCGTAAGCGGCGCTTCTCACGTAGGAAGTTATTCGCCGGCGTCACGGAGGACCCGAGCGCCCGGCGTGAACTTACCAGTGGCAACAATCTGTTGCCAATCGGTAACTCGCGCCGGGCGCTTTTTTTATGGCTGTTTCGCAAACCGAAGTCCAAGTTCTGCTCAACATGAGGGCCGCTGGCCAGCAGAGCATTGATCTGTTCTCTGGCGGGCTCGGCAAAGTCGGCAGCGAGGCCGGGAAGGCGGCGCCGAAACTTGCCGATACGGAAAAAGGCATCCGAGGAACTGGCGTCGCGTCCACGGCCGCCGGCGTGGCCCTCGGTGTGCTCGCCGAACGGGTCGGGCGCGGCCTCGTCGGCGCCTTCAAGTCCTCGATCGTGGAAGCGAACCGCCTGGACGCGGGCCTGATCGGCCTGTCGAGCGTCGCCAGGGCCTTCAGCCAGGACGCTGGTCTGGCACAGGACGCGGCCAAACGCCTGGCCTCGGATGGCTTGCTCAACGTCGGGGAAGCGGCCTCCGGCCTCAAGAATCTCCTCGCCGCGGGCTTCGGGCTCGATCAAGCGATCGTGCTGATGGATCGGTTTAAGGATTCGGCGGCGTTCGGTCGGCAGGGCTCGCTCGACTTCGGCCAGGCCATTGTGAGCGCCACAGAAGGGATCAAGAACGGGAATTCGATCCTGGTGGACAACGCCGGCGTCACGAAAAACCTGTCGATCATTTTGACGGAGGCCGGCTTCTCCGCACAGGACCTCTCGCGCGCGACGACCGACGCCGGCGTGCGGCAGGCGCTGTTCAACGGGATCCTCAAGGAAACGAATCCACAGCTCGGCGATACCGAACGCTTGTTGAAAACGGCCGCCGGCGCGCAAGCCCAATTCAGCAGTCAAGTCACGATCGCACAGCAACAGATCGGGAAAGGCCTGCAGCCCGTGCTCGGCGCCGTGCTCACGGTCCTCACCCCATTTGTGCAAGGCGTCGGCGCATTGGCGCCCGTGCTCGTGCCGGCCGGGATTGCCGTCGGCGCGCTGGTTGGGCCGCTGGTCGCCATGCGGGCCGCGGCCGCGCTGGGGATTCCGAGCCTCACTGGATTGGGCGGCGTGATCGGCGGTGTGGCCACGCACATGAAGGCGCTCGCGTTGCTCAATGTGGGCAGCGTCATCCAATTATTCACGGGATCACTCGTCGGTCTGGGGGCGAATTTCCGGACCGCGGCGACTTCCTCGGCAGGCTTCATCACCAGTCTGGGCGCGCTCCGCCTGGCCTTTCTTGGCGTGAGCGCCGTCGCGATCGCCGGCGCCGTGGCGTTGGTGTCCTGGAAACAGGCACAGGCGGATGCGCGTGTGGCCGCCGAAACGGCTGGCGCCGTCCAGGACGTGATCAATCGCGCGATCTCGCTCGGCGCTGGCAAACATATCGAGTATGCGGACGCGATCGCGTTTGTCACCCTCGAGACGCAGAAATATAACAACGAGGCGGGCCGCACGATTCTGCAAAAGGCCGCCGAGATCAACATTCTTGAGCGGTCCGGCAAGATTTCCGCCGATGAAGCCATCCGCCGGCGGATTGCGCTCGAGGACGAAAAAATTATGTTCACCGTCGCGCAGAACCGAGCGCTGGTGAATACAACCCTGGCCGAAACGCAAAACCGCGTCGCGCGAGAGATTGGCGCGACCGGCCTCGCGCTACCAGACCTCATCCAGAAGTTCAATGAATACAAGGAAGCGGGGATCGAACTACCGAAAAGCCTGAACCTCTCGGCCGAGGCAACGACGTTCCTCGAGAAGAAATCGAAGGAACTCGGCGAAACGCAAAAGGCCGGCAAGAAATCGGCCGAGGAATACGCGGCGGAAATTCAGAAGCAACGCGACGCCCTCGAACAGCTCGGCATCGTCACGCTGCCTGGCGTGCAGGCCAGGCTGAAGGAACTGAACACGCTCGTCGAACGGGCCCGGATCGAAGGCGCGGACGTGACACTCGTCGTGCGGGCGCTCTGGCCGGAATACGAGGCGCTCGCGAAGGCGGCGAAGCTCTCCGGCGTCGGCGTCGATCTGGCGACCGCGGCACTCGAAACCGCGCGGCGCACGATGAACCCGATGATCGATGACATCGCCGAGTGGGAGCGCAACGCGACGCGCGCCTTCGATCCGAGCGTGTTCGCCGGGATTCAAATGATCACGCCGGAAATGATGAAAGCGGAGTTACAGACGGCGCAGCTCTCAGGCGCCTTCAAAGCCTTCGGCATTTCGACGCGGAAGGAATTGCAGGACACGGCCGACGCGGCCGTCCGGAATTACGAGATCATCCGCGCGTCTGGCGAGGCGACACCCGCGCAGATCAAAGAGGCCTTCAAGAAAGCGAAGGATGCGATCAACGCGGCGAACGGCGAGATCCCAAGTTTTTGGCAAACGCAAGTCGTGCCTGGTGTCGTGTCGAGCCTCAAGAATCTCGAAACCGCCATCGAGGGCAGTTTTGCGCAAATGCTGATTGGCGCGAAGGGCTTCCAGGAAGGCTTCGTCGATATCTGGAAATCGATCAAGGCCTCGCTGTTGAACATCTTCAACGACATCGCAAACGATTTCATCAAGTTCGGCCTGAACCGGATCCTCGGCGCGATCACGGGCGGCAAAGCCGGGATCACCGGAGGCCTCGGTGACATCCTGAAAGGGGGGATCCCGGGGCTCGGCGGCGGGGGCGGCGCGGGCTTGGCCATTCCGACGCTTGGCACGGGAGCCTTGCCTGGCGCGGCGACCGTGACCGGGGCCGGCGGAGGCGGCGCCGCCGGCGGGCTTGGATCACTCGGCGGCATTGCGGTCTCAGGACTCCTTGGCGGCGCGGCCGCCGGCGGCGCTGGTTTCGGTCTCGGCACCTTTCTGGGCTCGAAGTTTGGCAAGACGGCGGGCACCGTTGGCGGCGGATTGAGCGGGGCGGCCACAGGAGCGTTGATCGGCTCAATCGTGCCAGGCATCGGCACGGCGGTCGGCGCACTGATCGGCGGCCTGTCTGGCGTGATCGGCGGATTGTTCGGCGCCGGCAAAAAAGAAAAAGCCGGCCGCCTCGCCGTGGATGAAATCCGAGAACAGATCGACTCCACGCTCACAGCGCAACAGCGCGCCGAAGCCGGGAACGAACAGTGGAAGAAGGATGTGATTGCCGTGCGGGATGCCTATCTCGCCACGGGCAAATCCGAACAGCAAGCGTTGGCAGATGTTCAACAGTTTTGGGCGGCCTCGAAACAAGGGCCGGAGGCCGTCGCCGCCGCCTTTGCACCGCTGGCCGCGGCGATCGACGCGGCCAAACAGAAGCAGATCGACATGGCCGCGATCGTTGACCAATCGGCGCACGTGGAATTGGAGGCCGATACCGCGCGCACCGCGCGGCTCGATGAACTCTCGACGCAATTGGCCGGCGTGGCTGCTGAACGGCAAAAACTCATAGAGAGCCTTGCCAATGAAGCGCCAGAACAGGCCCGCGTTCTTCAACGTCACACCGGATCCGGCAAGGGCGGGATCATCACGTTGCCCGGCGAAATGGGCGTGATCGAGGCACGCACGCTGGCACAAATCGCGCTGCTCAATAAGAGTCTGATGGATCTCGAACAACAGATTGCCGCCGTGGGCGAGTCCGCGCCGGCCGGGCTCGATCCTATTCTCACAGGGTTCGAGCAGATCAGTTTAGCGATCGAGGACACGGGCACACACGTTACTGAACTTGGCGAGGTGACGTTCAAGGAAGCTGGCGAGGCCGGCGGCGAGAAACTCACCGAGACGATTTCTAGGACAATTCAAGAATGGATCCGACGTGGCGGGATCGTGGGCCCGTTCGGTAAACAGTTTGATCTCCTAGCGAACGACGCGTTGCAATCTGCCGGGCAAATCGCTGACGCCTTTGAGAATATCGACATTCCACCGATCGACGTGGAGATCAATTGGGATATCCCTCCCTTGCCTGATCTCACGCCTCCGCCGAATGGGAACGGTGAGCCGCCTCCAGGCGCGCAACACGGGATCTTTGCGAACAGACCGACGTTGACCTGGTTCGGCGAAGGCGGCGAGGCCGAAGTGGGCGGACCGCAACGGTTCTTCAAGGACATCTTCAGCTCGCTCGGGATCGGCGGTCAGCAAGGCGGCGGCGCCGGCGGACCGTCCGTCGTCAACTTCAACGTCCAGGCGATCGACGTAGACAATTTCGAAAGCTGGTTCCTCCGGCGCGGCATTCCGATTTATCTCGAGGCGCTCGAAACGAACCGGGATCAAATCCTGACGCGATCACAGAAGGCACTGGGAGTCCGCTGAGATGGCGACATTGATCTATGGCCGGACGACGGACAATATCGCGGCAACAGCCACGATTGTCGCAAGCGCGGCCGATGCCGCCTATCCGGCGACGAATCTCATCGATCTCAATCCGGCCAAACCGGCAAAACTCACGACGCCGACTGGTAATTGGGTGTTCGATTTCACGACGGCCAAACAGGTCGACGTCGTCGCCCTGATTCATCACAATTTCCAGGCCGGTCTCAACGTGCGCTGGCAAGGGAACGCGACGGACTCCTGGGGCGCGCCGACCATCGATCAAGCTTTCACGATTCCCGCCTATCACGAGGACGGGTTCCCGGTGAATCCGTTTCTGGACCTGACGGGCATCGGTTCGAGAACGTTCCGCTTCTGGCGGCTGGTCGTCGTCGGCACGAATCCGGTGATCTGCGCGCTTGGCGAGATCATCATCCTCGGCACGAAGCGCACGCTCGTGCATAACGTGATCTGGGGCGCAGAGGACGAAGAAGATCATCCGCACATTGAGCATCGAACCGATTACGGTGTCTCAACGATTTACAGCTTTGGCACGAAGATGCGGAACTTCCGCGGCGAAATCGACACGACGGACGCAGGCGCCAATGACTTTCTCTCGTTGCGCCGCGGGGCGTTCGGCCGAGGCCTCGGGTTCCTGGCTGTGCCGGATCCGGCGAAGAACGACGCCTGGTTCGGGCGGTTGATCGATCCGAAACAAACCAGAACCTACGTCTTTCTCGATCGGAACACGCTGCCGTTTCTTTTTGAAGAAATCAGTCGCGGCTTGAAACCGACACCGAGCGCGGTCTGACCTATGGCGAGAGTCCGAGGTATTTGGGGCGCGGAGGCCGGCGATCAATCAGGGGTCGCCATGTTCGGCGGCAGCCTCATCAATGATGCCGCGTTGGCGCGTTCTGGGAACTGGCGCTACAACGGAAAGATCACGACGCCGACCGTCAATGGAGGCGTCAACGTGAACCTCGCCGCGTTGACACTGAACGCCAGCGAGCTGTTCGACCTCCGGGCCCGTATCTGTTTTCAGCCGATCACGTTCCCAAGCGTGACCGATTTTCACGTGGGCGTATTCTCCGGCGTGCCAGAACTGCGCCTGGAAATGAATACAACCGGCGCGCTCCGCAGGAACGGATCGGGCGGGTTCTCGCCGCCATCCGCCTATCAGGGATCGACCTCTCTTGGCCGATGGTATTACGCAGATTTTCGGATTCACGGCTTGCGGACAGCCGGCACAGACAACGAGTTCCGGATTCGCGGAACGATCGATGTGTATGACGTGGGAACGAACGGTCTCGCAAGCCCGGCTCTCGTGGTCGGCTTTACCAGTGAAGCGAACGAATCAATTTTCGCCGACCTGAACTCAGTCTCAATTGCACCAGGGTGTCCTCCCCCCGGTAGCGAGCCGACCAATGCTGCCAGATTGACTCCACCGAGCGGCACATTCGAGTTCGATAAAATCGCGGCGATGGTCAGCGGATATGACATTAATTTGCTCGACTCGGTGAATTTGTCCCTGGCGAATGGAGGGGGATGGACCGTCGATACGTTCCCTCTTCATTCCATGATTAAAACTCTCGGTTGCACGACTCAGACAGCAAGCGGCGAGGACGTGCATTTCAGAGAACTCGGAACCGTGCAAGGCATCGCGCTCGAGAAGTTTCACAACAGCAGCTCGTTTACGATGCCGGACGTCGTTAGGTGCGGCCAGGTCGGCGCCGGTCCGTCCTGCAACCGTGAGATTAATTACGATGACGTGATCTGGGATCTCGGCACCGGCGCAGATGCGGCGTTAGCCCACATTCCGACGTTTGTTCGTGTGTATCCCTTCCCCGTCACCGGCCAAGGCGCGTTCGATCAATTCAGTCCAGCAGGTGCGTTTGCGAATGTGGCGGAGATTCCGAGAGACAACGTTGCGAGCGTCTCAGAGAGCGTGCTCGGCGAGGCGACCACCTACCGACACGCGTCGCTCGCCAATGCGAGCGATCTGGTCTATCACGTGCGTTGCTACATGAATGCGACCAGCAACGGCAATCAGCACAAGATTGTGATCGGGGCTCAGGAATCGTCGTTCAACTTCAACGCCTTTACTGGGGACTCCGACGCGTCGACGAACCGCGCGGACAAGTCCTATCAGGAAGCGCCGCTGTCTGCGGCCGCTTTTGCGGCGCTCGAGTTCGGCGGGAAGGTCGGCACGGGCGGCAGCACGCTCACGATCAAGAACATTCTGCTCGAAGTGCTCGGTGGACCGGCGGAAGGCGAAGTCACCTTCAGTAGCGGTCCGACGCCGCCTGGACCGGGAGGCGTCGCCGAAACCCAAATAGGTCTCGCGTGGGCCGAGTTCACCGATCGTGCGGGCGCGCTCCATCTCATGTCGAAAGTCACGCTCCCGGATCCGGCGACCTATTTTGGCGGTTACAAAGAGGATCGCGTCACGCGCTGGCACCCGGTCCGGCGTGCGCTCTCGGATCGTTTCGGTCAATTTGAAGGGCTCACCTTCGGCTGGCGCGCCAGCGACGTGGACCGCAAATTCCGCGGCCTCCTCGGGCTGACGGCCACAAAAACATTTATCAATCGGCCGGCCGTCGTGCGGGCCATTCCTGACAAGGATCGCCGCGCGTTGCTCACCCCGCGCACCGTGGCGCGAGGCCTCGTTCGCGGCTATGCGATCGAATCCGAGCTGGCGTTTGAGTTCTCCGGGCGCGATACGCTCGCGGTGCGGTTTGAATCCGCGAACAAAAAAGATCAGATTCCGCAGCGCGTGTTCACGCATGATGATTTCCCGAACGCGCCGGAGACGATTGCCGGCAAGGGCCAGGACTCGCTCGCCGTGCCGTTCATCTATGGCGAACTCTCCGATCGGAACGAACACGACATCGTCGTGCCAGGAGATTCCGGCACGCCGGCATCTGTCGGTCTCAACAAGCCGCAAAACTTGACCGCGGTCGTCGTCGGCGCCGCCGGGACCTCGACCTACACCTACGGCGTCACGGCGCTCGATAACCGCCACGACCAATGGAATCAGTTTGCCAAACGCGCCGATCATGCAGGCGAGACGGACGCGGCCTATGTGACCGTCACGAACGCGCCAAGCGCCAGTCAGGCGAGTGTCTCGCGCTACGTCCAGCTCGACTGGAACAGCGTGCCGGGCGCGCATCACTATCGGATCTACGGCCGCGCGCCTGGTGGGACCACGAACCTCAACCTGCTCGACTCGGCGAACGCGGCGTTGGCCGGCAACGAGGAACGCTATCGGGACGGCGCCGGACCGCAAGGCGGGCCTGGCGGCACGCCGGCGCCGACGCGGACCGAGATCGATGTCGAGAAAACCGATTCGCATCCGCCGGCGACCAATCAGACCGTGGTATCTGGAGATCCAGGCACGCCAAACTCCACGATCAAAATAGATACGGGCCACGGACTGGTCCCGGTCATTTCTACGGGCCTCCGACGTATCAATGGCACTGACTACCACGAGTGTGTGATCTGCGGCCATGCCGGACAGGGCACGAAGCCAATCACAAGCTGGTATCTGGACGGCGTCCGAGAACAGGATTCGACAGCCGACAGCGGCGCCGACTATCTGATTCCGGGCTTTCCTGGCTGGACGGCGATCTTCGGCACGACGTATCGCGACTTCAACGGCCGACGCTACACGTTGCTCTACCTCAAAAAAGACTCGAAGGGTGACGAGATCGCGTCGGGCGAGAAAACGCTGACCGTCAACTTTCGCGGGATCGAGACGGTCGGGAATGGCACCGGCACGCTCATCGCGGATGGCCTCGATCAATATCTTCATTGTTTGCAAAACTTCGTGCTCCAGAACTATGACGCTGGCGCCTGGCTGTCGACGCCACGCTTTGCAGATGATGCCGAAGTCAAACTCATCGACGAGACGAGTTTTGCGGCAGCGAAAACGATCGGCCAAGCGCGCGTGTCTGGCGGCTATGTGGGCGCCTTCATCGTCGGCAATGACGGGGAACGCCTCGGCGCCCGCGATCTGCTCGCGCGGTTCAACGTGAGTTTCGATGTGGATGGCGGCTTCAATCGGAAATGTCAGTGGATGGTCTCCATGATCGATGAGACCGTGGCCGCGTTGACGGCCGGCGTGCCGATCTTCGACGTGCTCGACATCGTCGGCGGCGAGTTCGACATTACTGATGAAATCGAGGAGCAATTCAATCGAGTGTCCTATCGTTTCGGTCAGGACTATACCGAGCCGGTCACGGTCGAAGCCGGACCTGGCGCGTCGTCAGAGCTGACGATGCACTTTCTTCCGTCTGGCGGATTAGTCTTTCCGATCCCTGGTCAACCGGTGAAGGTGAAGGTGACGAGGGGCCAGAAGGGATGGGAACACGAAGATGAAATGTTCAATGAAGCCGCGGCGGAGGAACTCGGTGAGGAAAAGATCGCCGACGTGCTCGAATTCTTCATGGTGCGCGCGCCTGGCGTCGCAACCGATATCATCACGCGCCGGCTCGCGCGATCGCTCAATCCGCCGCGGCTGATCAAATTCCGGATGCCGCTCTCCGGATCGAATCTCGAGCTTGGACAGAATCTGCTCTTGACTCACTATGGCGGCGTCAGCTCGATCGGCTGGACGAATCACGCGGCGCGATTGTTCCGGCATGAGCTGGACCTCGAGACCTGGTCGGTGTATCTCGAAGCCTACGACATGCAACGGTTCGTGGACTTCCTCATCACCAAGGGCACAGGTCAGGCCGGCGATACCTGGAGTTTTGGGCTGCTTGCCGGCAGCTCGACCACGGTGACGGTCAACGCTCGGGCACGGATGCAGCGGACCGTGCCGTCGATGTCACGCGGCGCCGCGCAGGCCTCGATCGGTCTGCCGCCGGCGCTCTTGCAATTTATCGATCGCACACCGCATCCGATGCCGCGGTTGCCTGAATGGACGTTCAACGTCCAGCGCGCAGCGCGGCCGTTCACTGCCGGCATGGCCGCGGCGTCCGCGTCCTCGCCGATGCTTGAAGCCTAAAAAGGAGGGCTGTCATGTCAGACTTTCACGTTCCGATGCGACGCACGGCCGACAATACGTTGATTGTCGGGAATACGATCGCCGATGCCACACGGGCCCGGCGCCTCGAGCTGTGGGATCTCATGTTTGGCTGCGATGCCTCGCCCGCCGATAACATGTTCCGCGCGCGCGTCCGACGTTGCACGACCGCCGGCACGTCGACCGCCACAACGCCTCGACGGATCGACGATGCCGAGTTCCAGACCGAGTTCGACGCTGGCGAGAATCACACCGTCAATCCGACGATCACGGCGAACAGCGAAATGATTGACGAACCGACGCATCAACGGAATTCCTTCCGCTGGACGGCGGTTCCCGGGCGGGAGATCCTCACGCCGGCGACGGGCGCCAATGGACTCGTCTATGAAACGCCGGTCGGGCCGGCGTCGAGCGTCGTGTACAACGCGTATATCCGGGAGCATTGACATGAAACGGATCGCGTGTTTCGTCTGGCTGTGTCTGCTCTACACTTCGGTTGCCGGCGCGCAAGAAGGAGCCTGGACGATCTCTCACGCGCCGGCGGCGAATACACAGGCCACGGCCACAAAAGCGGCCGGCGCAACCGGCGTTCGCCATATCAGCGAATGTATCCTGGTGACGCTTACGGCAGGGGCGGTCGCGCCGGTCGCTGTCCAGGTGACGTTCGTCGTGCGTGATGGCGCGAGCGGCGCCGGCACGATCATCTGGCAAGGCACGATGGCACTCACGGTCTCGGCTGGCGGCTCGGCGCCGCCGATTCAATTGTGCGGCTTGACTCTCGTCGGGTCACCGGCGACAGCCATGACGATTGAATTTACCGCCGCGGCCGGGATCAATACGTTCGAGACTGTGGCGTTGAAAGGAAAGAGCGGCCTCTAAGAAATGTTGAAACCGCACGGCTACATCATTTCCACGTCGGGCGATCGGGCCACGACGATCGAAAAAGACACGGTCCAATGCGCGCATTGTGGCCGGCATTATTCGATCCGGCCGAAGGAGGACCCGACGGACGCCGGCAGCTATTGCGGTCGCTGCAACGCGCCGATCTGTAATCGCTGCGGAGAGGAAATGACGCGGACGCTGACGTGCCGGCCGTTTGAACAGTGGCTCGAATACGTCGAGCGAGCGGACGCCGATCGTCGGGCGCTCGATCGGGCGCTCGGCCTCTGATTCCTGGAGGGCGACTCGTGACAAAGGATCCCCCTATGACGAACAGCGATCGCGCGCAGCTCTGGCTCGTGGGATTCGCTTTAGTCTTTATCCTGACCGTCGTGTTGGCCGGTCAAAGCCAGGAGGCCATCAACGCGACGCTCGTGGAACGCATGGCGGGTATCACGCTGCGACTCGATCGGATCGACAACTATCAGACGGCCACGATCGTGGCGCTCGTGAGTAATCTCATCGCGCATATCATCAGTATTCGATCAAACAGGAAATCGAAGTGACGATCGAGCAAGTGATCGATGACGTGTTCCGGAAGGAAGGGGATCGCTACGCAGAACCGCCGGAAATCGACCAACCCACCGGAGCTGGAGGAATCATCTTGCCGACGCTCTCGGAATATCTCGGGCGGCCTGCGACCCTCGCCGAACTCAAGGCACTCGCTGTCGACACAGCTCGGCCGATCGTTCGGTGGAAGCTCAGCCAGCTCGCCAACCGGGCCGGCCTTGATCGAATCACGTTCGAGCCGCTGCGATTGCAGGCGATCGATATGGCTTACAACTCCGGTGAAGGCCTCGCGATCCGCTGGCTGCAGCGCGTGCTCCGCGTGGCGCGCTCGAGTAAGATGGACGCGCCGACCATCGCGGCGCTCACGAACGCGGACCAGTGGCTTGTCAACCAGGCGCTGATCGGCGCGCGTCTTCAAATGATCGACATGAGCACCAATCCAGGCGGGAGCGTCGACAAGAAATTTGAGGAAGGCTTAGAAAATCGGGCATTAACTTTTTCGCTGCTCGAAGTGCCGTAACATAGGCCACACTCGTTTTCGTTCAGCCGCCGCGCACGGAGGACCCGACGCGGGCATTGGGAGGAGGATCCCATGCTCCGTCGTGTCTCATGTCCGCTTGCCATTCTGAGCGTCACGCTAAGCTGCGCCATCAATCCCGGGCCGCGCCCGCCTCCTCTTCCGCCAGAACCCGCACGCGCAACGCTTGCCGTGATCGTCACGGATGCGCGGAGCGGCCGTCCGCTCGAGGGCGCCGCGGTGGCCTTGCATACGGGCGAGACCGGCACGACAAACGGCGACGGCTATCTCGCATGGGAACTCGAGATCGGCGGCCGGGGCGTCACGATCACGCGCGATGGCTACATCGAACGGACAGTCTCGGCGGATCCCTTCGTCGCGAACATGGACGTGCCGATTGGGATCGAACCGCGCGGACCTCCGGCGGCGTCGGCACGCCGCGGGCTCGTCCGTCGCGAAGCGCACGCGGCGTGCGATGACGATGGCTGTTTCAATCCGCTCGGCGCCACGGTGTTTTGGGGCGCATGGGGTTACAAGTTCGATCGCGATCGCCTCGATCTGAATCTCTCCACCTTAAAGGATGCCGGCGTTGCGTATCTCCGGGTGCTCGGATCCGTCGGGCCCGTCGGCGGATGGGCTGACCGGACGACGGATATCAATTGGCCGGATTACAACGAGACGATCGCCGGCTTCACCGATTATGCGTATGACCGTTTCGGCCTCCGCGTGCAATGGACGATCTTCGGCGGATCGGAACACACGCCGAGCGGACTGATTCGCCAGCAAGTCGTCGATCGTTTCGCCGCGATGACGGCCGGCCGGGAACACAAGATTTTCGCCTATGAAGTCGCGAACGAAGGCTGGCAGAACGGGTTCGCCGGCGGCCCCGGACACGCCGAATTGCGCGCGCTCGGCCGACGCCTTCAGGATCGTGTCCCGAATATCGTCGCGCTCACGGCTCCGCAAAATGCCGCCGATGCGTGCGACACCTATGCCGGTGCCGGCGCTCGAGCGGCGACGATGCACTATGAGCGGGATGATCGAAGCGATAGCTTCACGCTCAACGGGCAGCGATATCAATTTCGTCCGGTCCGGCAGCCGTGGGGCTATCCGGATGAATACGACGCGAGCTGCAACGGCCAGCTTCCGCCGGTCGTCCTGAACAACGAACCGATCGGGCCGGAGGCCTCGATCAACGCCGACGATCAACCGATCGATCTCGTCACGGCCTATCTCGTCACCTTCATCGCTCAAAACGGCGGCTATGTGTTCCATGCCGGGCCCGGGATCCGCGGCGGCGGCGCCGCGGACCTGGCGCGTGCTCCGCCACGACACGCGAACTTTTGGGAGCTGCCGGGCTGGTCCGAAATCGCCGGCGGGTTCCGTGCGATGACGGCCGCGCTTCCGCCTGGCGTGGCGAATTGGGCCAGGCATAACGCGCAGTGGGGCTCATTTCCCTTCAGCGGATTCGACCGCGCGGTTGACGAGAACCGCATCGTGCGCGCCTATGCGGCCACGCGCGGATCCGATTTCGTTGTCGCGGTGTTCGGGATCCGCGCGCCCGTGACGGCGAGGCCTCGCGCGGCCATCGCGTTCGACGTGATCCATCCGTTAACCGGCGAAGTCCTCCGCCATCTCGAGCTGGCAGCCGGCCAGGAGTTCACGCTCGAGGGCGTTCCGACCGCGGTGCTGTTGAAAGGACAACAGCGATGAGCTGGACAGACAAGGACCACTAAAACACACACAAGGAGAGAACCGATGAACGCGACACTTCAAAAGGCCCTCGGATCGATCGTGCGCCACGTGCTGACGACCGGCGCCGGCTATTTTGTCTCGAAGGGGATCTGGACGACAGCCGAGGCAAACGACTACATCATGGCCCTCTCGCTCGGGATCCTCGGCGTCGGCTGGTCTTTGTGGGACAAATACAAGAGCCGCATCAAGTTCTTGAATGCGCTCGACGCGAGTCCGGGCACACCAGAAGATGAAATCAGCAGCTCTGGGCCGGCGAGTCGGGTCGTCATTCCCTTCGTCATTCTAACGTTGTCGGCCTCGAGCTTCGCAGCGTGCGCCGCTCGAGGACCTCGCGCACAGATCCGCGTCGCGGCCATGTCGATCGGTGAAACCGCGCTGGCGATCGATCAGGTTGAGCGTCAGGTCTATGCAGCCGGACTCACGGGCTACACAAAAGCCGATCATGATCGGATCGGCGCGATCGTCTTGCGCGTGCTCTATGCGGCGCGCGCGTTTGAACGGGCCGCGGCCGCCATATCTGAAGGCGTGAACACGCGCACCGAGGCCTTGACGGTCGCCGAAGTGGCCGTCCTGGCGGCGCTGGACGATCTGACGAAGGCGCTCCCGGCGATTGACGGTGTCCGTGATCCATTACTGAAAGCCATTGCGACGGTGCGAGCCGCGATCACAACGTGGATCGGAGCCTCTGTGCGTCCGAGGCTCGAGGATCTGACTGCGGCGATCGTCTGACGCCAGGCGATCGTTGTGTGCTCGCGCTCCGCTCACTCGAGGCGCGCGTATTTCAAAGGAGAGACCGATGAACGTACAGGAATTTCAAACCTACATGCTGCTCCTGGCCGCGCTCGTCAACTCGGGTCAGGTGATCGGATCGACCATCCGCGCCTGGTTCGTGTCCGCCGGCGCCACCGACGAGCAGCTCGCCGACCTGGACGCACGGCTGACCTCGGCGATCGCTGCGCGCGAAGCCGAACACGGCGCCGGCGTCTAAGGCCACGACTGCCTGTGCGCCGGATAGGCCGGCCGCAATAATGTCAAGGAGAACACGTCGATGAGGATCCGCATGCTCGCGATCGCTCTGCGTCTGATCACCATGCTTGTTCTGCTCTTCCTCTCGGTCACGCCCGCCGCCGCCCAGGTCGAACCAACCGTCTCGTATTCGCTCGGCATCTTTGCGTCAACCGTGACCGATCCGAACGTCGGTCCGCCGGTCGCTGCGCCTGTCGTCTATCCGGTCGCACAGGTGACGTGCGGCCAGCCCAAGATCGTGCCTCCCGTGACGATCAGCAACCCAACAGAGGCGCGATTTGACGATCCATCAAACGCAACGTTGGACTGCCGGTTTACGATAGCTCCACAGGTCACGGCATTACCGATTGGAACGGCTTATCGAGCGGCTAGCAGAGCCAATGGGGCGACCGTGACGAGCGCCTGGAGTACGCTCAGCAACCCTTTCGATCGTGCCCTGACGCCGCCGCCTGTCCCTGTGAACACGCGGGTCCGGTAATCACCGTCGAAAGCTACACGCCCACGGTCCTGATGGGACAATCAGGGCGTGTCGTGTTCCAGGTGACATCCCCGACGGGGACACGGATTCAGAGCGTCACCGCAGATTTGATCGGCGATGGTCGAGCCGGCTGGACCATTGAAACGCACGACGAAGACGCCGTCATCGCGGGCATCCGCTACTTCCCCCGTGTGGCGGGCACACACAACCTGGTCGTGTCCGCCCTCGACGAGGATAGTTGCGTCGGGTCCACCGGTCTCCGACGCAACGTGACCGTGACACCGCCCTAGCATTTCGTGATCCCGGCCGTGCTCCGAATCGTGCGAACGCCGTAGCCGTGGCGATGACATGCGAGGCGTGCGGCCTCGAGGTCCAGGGGCCGCACGATTGCATTGCCGAGCTGCGCGCGCGTCTGGCGAGGCTCGAGAAGCTGATCGCGTCGCTCGATTTTCAGCTCGAGATGTGCCGGCGGGGACTGTGCGGCGAATGGGAAGTTGTGCCGTTTGTGCAGCCGGACCGCTCAGCGGCTCCAGGAACGCGCGCGGCTGGCGGACGTGTCCCATCCTTCACCCACGTCAGCGATCGACCCAAGGCGTCAACACGTGCGAGCGGGCGCCGTTATTGTGGCGCCGGTCCGCCTGTGGCGTCGGTTAGGAGCAGCACGATCCAGAGGCCGTGGCAATTGCGGCAAACCCCGAGCTGGTCGAGGTCTTGAACACCGATCCATTTACGTAAACCGACACCGTCATCGTCCCAGTCCCCTCAGCGATTTGACCCGACACATAGAGAAAATCACCCGTTTTCGCTGATCGGGAAAAGGACCAGGGCAGGGCTGCGCTCGAAATCTGCGACGTGCCGCCTGTCGCGTTCTCATACGTGATCGAGACACGTGACACGGCGGATCCGGTAATCCGATATTCCACGCTGGCCGTTGCTGAGGACGGCGAGGTCGGCGAGGAATGAAAACACGCGCCGAGCAAGACCGAGCACGCGACGATGAGAGAGACGCGGCTGACCATCAGAACCTCCTTTCGCGGGGACGAAGGGGTTATCGGTCATGCCGCCTGTGCTGTTTAGGCTTGACTTCCGAGCGATAACGAGAGAGTCAATTGGTCTCTCTGGCAGAAAGTCGGACCGCCGGCGCGCGGGGACGCGCCGAACGGTCCTGAGCCAGCCGGTAGCAGCTACCTGCCGGCGGACCTGGCCGGCACTATAGCGCAGGCCCGCCGGCCTTTGGCGCGATTTCCGCGCGCCAGGAGGCCTCAAGATGCCCGCCCGCGTCCTGCCCTGGCCGGTTGAACGCCAGGCGCCAAGCTCGATCGATCCCGCGCTGATCCTGCAACTGTTCCGGGTGCTGAACCCGCGCGCGCAACGTGTAGTCCTCAAGATCCTCGAACAGCTCCAACCGACGACACCCCGGGAAGCCGATTCCGACTCCGTTATCGAACGACCGATTTCTGCACACGCCGAGAGGCGATTGGGCTGCGAATGACCCTGTATTCCGAAGGAACTTGCCGTTCGGCGGCCTGGATCGTGCCTTGCGACAAGGATAGACCATGATGACGCAAAGGAAAGGCAGCGAGACGATGGCCATGACACCAGGCGACCAAGGGATCAAGGCAGCGAAGGTCGACGCGCGACGTTACAAGGTGGCGAATCGCCACGGCCGCATGGTGAGCGTGACGGTTCCCGAGAGCAGCGATCCCGTGCTCGAGGCGATCGCGGAAGGCCTCCGGATTTCGTCGCTGTGGATCGTGACGAAGCCGACGCCTTATTCCACGCTTGAGGATCTGTATTTTGAGGCGAACGCGCAACGGCTCGAACTGCAATTCCGCGGCGGACTCAAGGGCGACGACGTCGCCGGCATGTTCACCGGCAAACCGGCCGCCGAGGCCTTCGCGCGCACGTTGCTGCGAGACCTGGCGGATCGGTTGCGCGCCGAAGCATCCAAGTAACACGGAACTCGAGACCAGGAGCACAGCGATGGCCAGGACCAAAACACAGAGGGCGCCGGTTGCGGATATTTGCCTTTATGGCGGCGCGACACACGGCGCCGGTTATTTCGCGCGCACGATTGATGGGCGGATGTTTGGCGATGGGGAAATTGTCCAGACGCGGAGTTTAACCAGTGCGATCTGGCTGGCGTGTCAGGACCTCTGTGACGCCGGCGTGGAGTCCGGCACGGTCCGTGTCTTTGAGCCGCGCGGCGAACTCATGGCGAGTTTTCAGTTCGGCTCACAATGGCCGTATTTTGGCAATCTGAAATGGACCGCGGCGCCGCAGCTTGTCATCAATGCAGCGGACCTGGAGGCCGAGGCCGCGCGCCAGGCACGCGCGAGGGGCGAGTCATGCTGACCGTGTGCGCGTATTGTCCGACACTCCGGAACGTGACGGCCGTCGTGATCACGGAAGGCCCGCGCGATGGCCACCTGTCGCACGGGATTTGTGCAGAGTGCCTGGTTCTTCTCAATCGGCAACTCGATCACGTCGAGCAACTGAGGGCGAGCGCATGAACACGAGATTCCAGCGGGCGAGCGAAGCGGCCGACGACGCTATCTGCCGGCATTGCCGGCGGCCGAAGCATGAGCACGGCAAGATGGGCTTTAGTTGTCCGCCTGGAAAGGCGCCGAGCGTCGGCACGACATTCGAGCCGATCGAGGAGGCGGCCTCGGCATGACGCGCGAACAAGCGATCAAGAAACTTCGGAAGATCATCGGGCCGAACGTTTACTGGCGCATCGGCGAGCGGCTTAGTCGGCCGGAGGATCGAGAGGCCGCCAGCACGAAAGGGAAGGAATTACGAGCGGCACAGGTTGACATCGAGGAGCGCATGAAAGTGCGGCGCGAGACTGTCCTGGCAGCCGACGCCGACTATCAGGCGATCAAGGCGGAATACAAAACAAATCACGACGCGCGCGAGCATCTCCGCAAATCTGGCCGGGTTGCCTATTGGCGCTTTGAAGTCGGGACAACCGATGCCATGGGCGGCTTGAGGATCTCCAGGCCGAAGGCTTACGGCGACACGTGGGAGGAAATATTCGCGACACTCGAGGCGCCAAAGAAGGTTGCAAATGTCAGCCAATGACACAACGACGATCGCGGAACTCCGCGCGGTCGTGATTCGGCTCCGGAAGGCGCTCAGCTTTTACGCCGATCCGCATACCGGATGGGCCGAGACCGAGCACGCGAACGCTTACGAAGACTCGCGCGACCTTGTTCCGGATGATGACGAAGAACAGGCTGAGCGCCGCCGTGAGCTGAGAGAGCACGATGAAACGATTGACTGAGGGACAGGCGCGCCGTTGCGAGAACGCAGAGCATCCGCGTTGCCGTTGTCGCTGTGGCGGCGCCCTGCATGGCAAGGGACGGCTCTCGGCCGACGCGCCGCGCGAGCTGTTCGAGCAGCTCCCGGACGATGACCCGCACAAAATTACCGACCGGAAACTGCACACGCAGGAGCGGAAGCGCCGACCAAAGCAACGGTCGATCGCGCTCCCGTTTGAACTGTGATCGTGTGGGCTCCGGATCCACCAGCGCGCCGCGCGTCGCGGCAAGAACCGGCGCCGGCGAGGCCGACACTCTCCAGGCGCGAAGGAGGACCAGTGACAATCTATGCAGCGAAGCATTACCGCGGCGAACGGGCACAAGATGGCACGGCGCTTGTCTGTCGGACATCGATCGCCGGCGTCGAGCGGCCGTTGAAACATCTCGTGCGGCATTCCCCGACGGGTTTCAATTGGGGCTACGGCGGGAGTGGGCCCGCGGACCTGGCGCGCTCGCTCCTGGCGGATTTCCTCGGCTTCGATCCGCCGGCGGCCGTCTATCAGGCGTTCAAGTTCGATGTCCTTGCGCATCTTCCTGGTGACGCACCCTGGACGCTCGATCCCGAGCAGCTCCGCCTGTCACTGGATGCAATCCGGACGACGCTGCACATCGACTGTTTGAACTGCCTCGATTCGCGGCGCGTGTTTATGGATGGTTCGCCCACGATGAATTGTCCGACGTGTGGCCATCGCGTCTGTCGGAACGCCTCGGATTCCTGCTCGAATCTGGCAACGGGCGACGACGGGCTCTGTGATCATTGCCGGTTTCAGATTGCCGGCGGCGATCTCAGACAGGCCGAACATGTGGAGCGCCGGCTGCGCGATAAGGACCGGGCGGGCGAATAAATCCGCGATGCCGAGTTCGTGATTCCTCGACCGATTTCTGCACACGCCAAGTAGGCGATTGCCTTGCGAATGGCCTCTATTTCGGCCGCAATCGGCGTTCGGCAGGCCTGGACTGTGCCTTGCAGCAAGGTTAGGCATGATGACATCAAGAGAAACAGAACGGATCGCGAATGACGCGGGTGTGCCGGTTGTGAGTCTACGAAAGGAGCGCGCGACTTGGTATTGGTTCGTGACGAACCCGCAAGGCGGCGGCTTCGGATCAAACGTCTGCGGACCGCAGAAGTCCGCGCTCTGGCGCGCGCTTATGCCCTACGTTGACGGAACCTCTTACCGCCTCGTCGTCAACGGCCAAGACCGCGGCATCCAGGTAAAAGGCGCCGGCCAGTGAACCAGATCAGAAAAAAGGAGGACAGCATGATGACCATCAAGATCACGCCGAACGATCGCGGCAATCCGCCCGGCAAACTCGCCGATGTGGAGCTGCACTTCGAAGAGGACTCACTCGACATCGCGCGCTCCGCCCTTGCCGGCCTCAAGCTGATCGGCTTCGCCGTTTGGGAGCGCCGCGGCAGCAGTCGCAACGTCACCTTTCCAGCGCGCCAGTATTCGGTCAATGGCGAGCGGCGATCATTCGCGCTCCTCCGCCCGATCGTGGACGTCGCGGCGCAAGAACGGATCCGCGATCTGATCCTCGAGGCGTATCTCGCATTCGAGCGATCGGCGGAGGCCAAGTGACGACGGCGGCGCCGTTCCCGTGTCCGAAGTGTGGAGGCCGGCTCGAGGTCGTCACGCGCTGCAAAGTGTCCGAGACCTACGCTGCCGGCTCTAGCTCTCACGTGATCGGCGCCGAACTACCGCGGCACTCGAGACGGGCGCCGGCGGCACTCTGTTCGTCCTGTGACTTCGCGATCGAAATCAACATGACCGCATGGGCGCTCTCGAGGAGCTAAGTGATGATGATGACGAAGGGCGAACGGCGAAAGGCGCGCCAAGCTGCACACGCGGCCGGGCGGCCACTCAGGGGCGAACTAGCACTTGACCTCGGGCCGCAGGAATGCCGGCCAGCGGTGGAATGGACAGAGAGCCGGCGCGGGCAGCAAGCACGCGAGCGATGGGCACGCCGCTACGACGCGCTGAACGGAGCACCGGAAGGTGATTGGGATCGATGAGGGCGCCGACTATCCGCTGTCCGTGCTACCGTGACGAGCGCGGGGAAGCGGAGATGGGTTATTGAGTCGGCCCGCCAGCCGACAGGAGGATCAAATGAGAAATCGGACAAGCACACTCGACACCGTGCGTCGCATCGTAGGACGGCGCTCCCGGATTGAGACGACCGATATGTGGCGCATCCTGGAGGCGCTGGCTCATGATGGTCTCGACCTCGCAAATCCTTACATACATGCCACCGAGACAAGAATCCTCCCTGATGCCGCTCAGGCGTGGGTCGATCACTGCCACGGCCTCGTGTGTATCAGCGTCGACGCGCGAGGCAGGCTGAGGGATGGGTATGTCCGCTACGATGAGCCGGGCTCGATGCACCCGATGCAGCACGCGGAGCTGACCTTCGTGCCGGCCGACATCGGGGACTCGACCGTCACCTACATGCGGCGGCACGCCGACCGTGTCCTGCTCGTGCGGTCTGCGCCGAAGCGAAGCGAGACGCCAGCCCAGCTCCTAGAGATATGCGAGTGCGACAATGGGCACCGCTGGCAGACAGACGACCCTCAGCGCGACGTGCAGTGTCCGACGTGCGGGGAATATTGGGTGTGAGGAATAGGGCCGGGGCACCTGACGATCGGTGCCCCGGAAATCACGTGCGACGAGAAAGCTTGAAACGGGCAAACACAGCGCTTTAATGGGGCCGAGGCGCGCGGCCCGATCACGCCTCGGAAATGGCGCGCGGAGCAAGGACGAGCCTATCATGATGCGCGGTCCCTGGTATATCTCGGTGCGTGCCGTCCGCGACTACTTGGCGCTGACGGGCCAGCCCGACGTGACCCAGGGACCGATTTTCGATCGCGCGAGCGAGGCGCTGATCGCGATGGCGGAGACGACGATCGCGAGCGGCCGCCAGCCCGTCCCAATCAACACCGCTGGCGCTCGTGCGTTGCGCTATCGAGGTCCGAGCCCGCAGCGGTATCAGTTGATTGTCGTGCCCGCTCCGCGTGCAGAAGGTGAGCGCCCGCAATTGGTCCGGGTGCTGCCCTCGCACGGGCACGTCTGATCTTCGCCACGCCCGCCTCTGGGCCTGCGAGGCGTCTCCGGTGGCACCGGAGCGGCCGACTACGCAAGGTCGGCCAAATCGAGCGGCGCATTAATAATAATAATCACAACCCATAATCATTCCGGCGTAGGCGCGGCGTAGGCGACTCCAGAGAACTCCTGAGAAGAACGCCCACACTCCCGAGCACTCGCGATCGCCGAGTTTCCCAGAGATTCTATTGACGATCGCGCGGATTCGTTCGGACAATCCGTAGGTGAGCGACGGGGGAAGGCTGGCGTCCCCAACGCACAATCAACCACAGAAATCGAGTGGGTTTTCTGGCCTTTTCGCCACGGGCGACGGACCGCGTAGGTGGGACGTAGGCCGCAGCGCCGCGCTCAGTGAATCGAGGTCTTGCCGTCAATCCGATCGCGCAGAATCTGCGTCAGATCGTCGCCCTGGCCGATGCGCTCACGAAACAGGCGCACGTTCTCATCAGTCACGTGACCGTATCGCTCGAGCTGTTTGATGCTCTGCCAGCCGCCGGCCGCTTGCACGCCGCGGACGGGCACCGCGCGCTCGAGCGCGCGCGTCGTCCCCGTGTGGCGGAGCGAATGAAACGTCACGCCATTGCGTTTCCGTCCTTGCGGGATCTCTGCCCGCTGACAAATCTCCACAAACAACCGATGGACGGTGTTCGCCGACAGCGAGCCGGGGCCGGACTGCCGGCTCGGGAAGAGGAACCGGCCGCGCCGCGGGAGCGCCTCGAGGACTTCGCGCAGCCGTGGCGAGACCGGCGCGGTATAGGCCTCGATTTTTGGATCGATGACCATGATGTAGTCGCCGCGGCAGTTCGCCCATTGCAGACTCTTCACGTCTGACAACCGCATGAGCGTGTCCCGCGCAATCAACATGATCGCCGCTTCCTCGAGGTCCTTCGTCGCGGCGAAAAATCGCACTTCCTCCTCGGTCGTGAAAATGCGGATCGCGGCCTTCGCGGAGCGTAGTCGATTGAGGCCGGCGATCGGCGAGTGGTCGAGATAGGTCGGGACGGCCTCCTTGAGCATGTGCTTCAGCACGTCCAGCTCACGGTTGACCGTCGAGGCCTTGACGTGGCGCTTCCGGAAGGTGCGCCATTCGATGACGGTCCCCTTATCGATCTCGTCGAGATCGTAGGGCTTAAAGTGCGCGATGAGGTTCTTGATCGCGGACCGTTCGCGCGCGGCCGTGCGCTTGTGGACCGTAAAGTGTGCCTGATACCACTCGGCGTAGGCGGTAAAGCCGATCGTCACGCGCTCGCCGGCCTGGATCCGATGGCGTTGCCGCGCGAGGTCCGTCATGCGCGCGCGATAGATTTGCGCGGCGAGGAACCGCTGATCGCGACGCTGGCCTGGCGTGGGCGCGCCGATCGGCACTTTCGTGCTTTCGGATTTGCCCTTGCGGCCAGGCCGCTCGAGCCAGATCCAGTAGAACGGCGAATCGTGGCGAGTAAAAACGCCCATACGGGCGCGGGTCCTCCGCGCGCTGCCAGAGAGAATCTTACACGAGTGTGAACGTGGTTCACGAAGATCGACAATCGGATTACAGAACCGTGGGTTGAAAAGCCGGGCTTGTCTTGAGTATACATATGCGAGCCCCCGGCGCCGAGAATCTGTCTATGGGCCTTATTGCCGCGCCCGTGAACGTCGAACCCGATCGCTCTCAGCGACGCCGCGCGCCTCTGACGATCGTGCCGTTCAAATCGAGCCAGAATACTGGCGTCGCCACGCGCGAGGATCGAGACACCCTTCGAGACTTCGCGCGACTCTCTCCCCGCGTGAAGCGGATCGTGCGCTCCCTCATCTCGCAACTCGCCTCATCGATCGTCATCGTGTTACGCGCGCTTCTGACGTGAGCCGGTGTCCGGCAGTTCGTCAAGGAGATCACGCAACGTGCGCTGCGCCTTCGGGCCGAGCACGCGGAACCGCGCGAGCAGATCGCGCTCCGACGGGCTGATCAGATCGTCGCCGACGGCATAGAGGTCCTCGATCAGGTCGGCAATCCCGCCCTTGCCGGCCGCCCGGAGCACGCGCGAGGGCGGCTCCCCCGCGATCTTCGAGACCCGCAGACATTTCTCCACGCTCAAGGAAAATTCGCCGCGCAGCGCGCGCCCGAGTCGGCCTTCGGTCAGGCCGATCAGTTTGGCCAGGGCGCGCGCGCTGCCGCGCTTGTCGATCTCCGCCTTGAGGAGCTGGATCAGTTCCGTGTGTGTGGTTCGGTTCATCGCGTGTCCCGGCTGAGCGTCTTCCTTCCGCTCAGGTGTTCCCACAATCAGGCCGGCGGCGGCTCCACACCCGGGCCGCCATCTTGTAATGCCACGCGTGTCTGTGCCGCTAGTGTAGGGGGCGCTTGACGTGCTGGCCGATGCCATGGCACTATCCGTGCGGCAAGGCTAATCACTTGCTGAACAGGTGGTTTCTCAATGTTGCCAGAACTTCCACTCCCCGAGCTGCAGGAACTCGCAACGTATCGGCTCGATCGCGGCCTGACGTTCCGACGATTGGCGGCTGAGATGGCGGCCGCCGGCTTTCCGGTCCCGATGCGGACGCTTCACACCGCCATCCGAAACAAGAACTTCCACCACGAAATTGGCCTGCATCGCATCCGTCGCTTTCTCGCCCATCAGCGTGAGGCTAGCCGATTGCCGCAGGGCCGCGCGCGAACAGTCCGCGATCAAGAACCCAAGACAACGTCGCGATCATCGGGGGCCGCACGGTGAGGGCCGTCGCCACCGTCAGCGGCAAGGCCATCCAATCGCCGTGGTTCACGGCAGAGGAAGCCGCGGCCTACCTCCGGTTCGAGTCCGGGAACGGCACACTCCACGCGTTCTACCTCGCCTATCCCCGGATGGGGATCATTCCCTACCGCCTCCGCGGCGGGCGGCAGCTTCGGTTCCACCAGGACGATCTCGATCGGGCCCTCGAGCTGGCGAAGAGACACGTCCCGCAGGCGCCAGGCGCTCAGGACGGGGAGCGTAAATTGAATCTCGCCTCCTTATCAAGCACGCCGGCAGCTACCTGGACGAAGCCCACGTGATCACGCTGACGTTGCGCGGCGGCGGCGCGCTCGCCGAGGACCAGGCAGTCGTCAAGGACATCGAACGAGCGGCGTAAACATCCGAAAGGATCAGCGATGGCTCAACCACAACAGCAAGAACGCCCGCGGGGCGGTCAGGACGCGCGCGCCGCGGCGCAACAGCAGAATCTCGTCACCCTCAAAGACATGCTCCAGAAAATGCAAAAGCAGCTCGAAGCGGCGCTGCCGAAATTCATCACGGCGGACCGCATGATCCGCGTGGCCGTCACCACCGTGCAGCGCGTGCCGAAACTCTTGACCTGTCACCCGGTCACGGTCGTCGGCGCCATCATGCAGAGCGCGCAGCTCGGTCTCGAGCCCGACAACATCACGGGCCAGGCCTATCTCGTGCCGTTCTGGAATACCAAAAACAATCGAATGGAGTGCAATCTGATCCCGGGCTATCGCGGGCTGATGATGCTTGCGCGGCGATCGAAGGAGATCAAAGCATTCGATGCGCGCGTCGTGAAGGAAGGCGACCTCTTTGATTACGAATACGGATCCGGGCAATTCCTCAAACACAAGCCGGCGATGGGGATGAAACTCGATGAGAAAACCGGGATCTATGTGCCGATGGTCACGAAGAACGGCGCCGAACCGGAAACGATCGCGGCCTACATGATCGCGTTCTATTCAGGCGCACCGACGGGCCGAGACTTTCAGTTTCACGTGATGGCTCGGCCAGAGCTGGACAAGGCCAAACAGTTCACGAAGTCACGAACACAGGAGGGCGAAATCACCGGCACCTGGATCGAGCATCCGGACGCCATGCGGACCAAGACCGCGATTCGCCGCGGCTCGAAGCTGTTGCCATTTTCGATCGAGCTTCAGATGGCCGTCTCGCTCGAGGAACGCGCGATCGCCGGCAAGTCACAGAACCTCGGGATCCTGGCCGCGGAAAGTCTCGGGATGTCATTCGATGCGACTGACGAGGACGAACCGGAAGGCAACGGTCAGAGCGAGCCAAGCGATCCCGAGCTGGTGAAGAAACTCGATGGGTTGTTCCTCGCGCTCGGATTCAAACAGGCGGAACGCACGGTCAAGATGCAGGAATTTCGCGGCCGGCTGCCGGAGCTGGCCGACTGGCTCCAGGCCGAACAAGCGAAGCGCGCGAAGCCGGCCGGATCCGGGACCAGCGAACCAGCGGCAACTGAGACGAAAACCGCGGATCCTGGAACAAAAACCTCGGAGCCTGAACAGAAAGCGCCAAATCCAGAGACGAAAGGCGGAAAAACTCACACGTCAGGCGGCCAGGGCCGCTTCCGGATCTGATGATGACTCCGGCGACGTTCTGGTCGAAGGTTCGGCGGACGCGCTCGTGCTGGCTCTGGCTCGGTGCCAAATCTCATGGTTATGGCCTTGTGGTCGTTAAGGGCCGGCGCATTCGGGCTCACCGCTACGCCTACAAGCTCATCCGTGGACATTGGCCGCGATTCAACGGCTGCCACAAATGCAATACGCCGGCGTGCGTCCGAATCTCGGCGCGACATGTGTATGACGCCACACAGAGCAGGAACGCGCGCGACGCGATCGAGAATGGCCGGAGAATCCGCACACCCTATCAGGGGTTGAAGGGCTGTCTCGCCGGGCATCCATTCACGCGCGAGAATACTTACCGCTGGAAGCGGAAACGAATCTGTCGAACCTGTAAACGCCGGCGCGATGCCGGCTATCGAAGGAGGGCTCTATGGAGACGATCGAACTCCGGCAGAGCGCGATCGCAGCCGCATCTTGTCTGAAACGCTATCACGAGATTTATGAACTCGGCCTCGAGGAAAACAGCGACGAAGCGCGCCGCGGTTCGGCCTTTCATCGGATCGCGCTCGAAGAATATATCCCGCGGCTCGTGCAGCTCGAACGAGAGCAGGATGCGGACGAACTGAGCAAGGCCTTCCAACGTGGGATCGTGGCGAGTCACACGCCGGCGCACTTGATCCGGGAAGTGGAAGACATCGTCTTTCGATGGGGGATCAACTTCCGCCTGGACCTGGAGGCCTTCATGGCTGCCGAACAGCGGCAACGCGGCGACGGGTATACGTGGAAGCCGGATCTCACGTTCGCGCACCAATTCACACCGCGCGGCTCCGTGCTGCGCGTGGAGGACCTGAAAACCTATTGGGCCATCCTGGACGAGGACGCCGTCCGGCGCGAGTTTCAGGGGCAATTTTATATCTGGCGCGCCATGCAGGCCTGGCCTGGTTTCGACGTGTATGAATTTGCGATGACCTTCGTTCGCTACGGGGTGACCGTGCCGGTGGAATACACGCCAGAGGATCTTGAAAGTCTCGAACGCCGCGTCAAGGCCACGCTTGCGACGATCGAGGATGCGCGACAGACCGGCGACTGGCCGGCACAACCGGGTGAACATTGCGGGTTCTGTCGCCTGGAGTGTGACGTGGCCGACGATCCGCGCGTGCTCGATCGGCGGATCCTGAGTGCTGAGGAGGCCAGTATTGTGGCCGGCCGCGTGCTCGTGCTCCGGCGGATGCTCAAGTCGGACGAGACGACGCTGCGAACCTGGACGATGACTGAAGGACCGGCACGCGCCGGCGCGATGGAGTTTGCACACCGGCCGAGCGACCGGCTCCGCTGGCCGGTTCCGCTCGTCCTGGCGGAATGTGCGAAAGCGGAGATTACCCCTCCGCGGTTTGAATGCGGTAAAACGATCCTCCGACCGCTGATCGGGACCAAGCGCATGGAACGATCGAATCCCGAGCTGGTGACCATCCTACGTGCGGCGGCGCGCTCAGAGAGCAAGACGAAGTTTTCAGCGAAGAAACTCGGCAACATGGCTCCGGACGACGAGAACGGCGAGGAGGAAGGCGGCGATCATGAGGATTGACACACTTGAGCTGGTGAATTTTCGGAGCTATGCACGCGCGACATTCACGCTGAAACAACAGACGTATATCGTCGGCGAAAACAACGCCGGCAAAAGCACCGCGATCGACGCGCTCCTGTGGGCGCTGACCGGCCGGTGCCGCGGCCTGGACGGATCGAATCGAGATATGGCCGAACTGGTCCGGGAAGGGCAGCAGACCGGCCTCGGCGTGCGTGTGACGCTCGCGGACTTCGGCAGCGTGCAACGGCAAACAAACGGGCGCGAAGTATTCCTGAAAGTGAAGGAATGGGAAGGACCGAACGCCAAACAACAGGAGGCGCTCTACGAGAAACTCGCGACAACCGAAGCGGTCCTGCAGGCGTGTCTCGATAACGCCGCCTTCCTGAATTTGCATCATGCCGACGCCAAGCGATTGATCATGGGTGTGTTGAACGTCCGGATTCCGGCCGCGGCGCTCGAGCCGCTCGGCGTGGCCGGCCCGCTCTCTCCGGACGAACTTGACGCGCGGTATCAATCGGTCATGGCCGATCGGCGTGGGGCAAAAGCGACGCTGGCGCAACAGCTCATGCCGGCCGAGCCGTCGCTTCAGGCCTTCGGCGGCGACGAACCTCCGCCCGTGGAGGACCTCCGCCGGCAGCTCGAGGGAGTCCGAGGCGAAGAACGGGCGCTGTTCTCCGACAACGCCGAGACGCGCGGTCGGCGTGAGGCCTTGGTGCTCAACAAAGACGACGTGCAGGCCTCGATCGCGGACATTCAACGCCGACTCCCGACCTACAGCGAACACGACATCCATACACAACTCGACGAACTCGACGAACGCCTGGCACTGATGACCGATGGCGCGACGCCAGAACAGGGCAGCCTGATCGATGACGAGGCGGCGCCGGCTGAGAATCCGATCGAGCATGAACATGAGCACACGAAGAGTGGGCTCGCCGACGAACGCGGACGCCTCCGGATGCTCGAAAGTTTAATCGGGCGTGTGGAGGAACACGATCCGGCCAAAGGGTGTGTCCTTCAGGGTGGGATTCCCTGCAAAACGCCGGCGAAGGACTTCAAGGATTACCTGACCGACTCGAAAAAAGATCGGCGCGAACTTCAGAAGTCGATCAAGGCCGCCGAAACCAGAATCGCCGAGATCGAGGCTGAGTTAGACATGCAAATCGCCGCCGATCGGGAAGCCGCGCGCAAGCGCCAGCAAGCCCACAGCGATCGCCGCGGGCTCGAACTGAAGGCCAGCACTCTCCGGTCAACGCTCACGCGCCTCCAGGACGACACGGCACGGCTCACCGACCTTCGGGCACAGCTCGCCAGAATCGACAGCGACCTGGCGACCATCGGCGACGTGCAACTCCCGTCAGGGATCGTTGCCATCCGGGACAGGATTCTCCGCGGCGAGCAATTGATTCGCGACGTGGAGGTTTATCAGACGGCCGCGGGCGCCTGGCGCGAGGCCTCTGCACGACGCCTGAAGCTTGAACAGCGCGTGGCGCGGTGTGAACATCTGTGCGATCAGCTCGGACCGAAAGGCGTGATCGTGGACGTGCTCGAACAGGCGCGCGTGATGTTTGAACAGACAGTCAATCAGGCGCTCGACAAATGGGGATACCATCTCGAATTTCAAATCGATCCGTGGACCGTGCGCGTCAACGGCCGCAAAGCCAACCAGCTCGCCGTCTCGGAGCGGCTCCGGGCGGGCGTGGCGTTACAGCTCGCGATCGCGGAAATCACCGGAACCTGGCTCGTCGCGATCGATGCCGTCGATATGCTGGATAGTAAACGGCGCACGATTCTCGCCGACGTGATCGACGGCTGGCCCGGACAGATCATTCTGGCGGCGACGAAGGATCCCGACTACGAAATGCCGGCGGAGCTTCCGGCGGGCGTGGCCATGTATCGGCTCGAGCTGCGCGACGACGTCACGGTTGTGGCCTCGGCGCTGGCCACCGTGACAGCGTAACGAACAGAGGCGCCGGGGTCGTGGCCGGGATCATGACGAAAGACGAGGCATGTTGATCGAGCGACACAGGTAGGACAACGAGTCACAGGTAGAGACGTCAGAGGACGGGAGACCGGGGTTCACTCGCTAGTATCCGGTCCCGCAAAAGCCGGGCGCTATCCGAAACCGAGCACGAGGCAATGGCGCGCGGTCCTCCGTGAGCACGACGGGCAGTCATCCGGATCGATTCGCACAGGACACACGCCGCACCCAGGCGGCGTTCCCGCGACCGATCAGGCGGATCGCCACACCCACGGGGCAGCGGAACCCTCCCGTTCGAACGTGAGAGGGAAAGGGAGCCGATCGCCGTGAGTGTGGCAGCCATCAGTCAGGTGTGGAAATCCTCGAAGGCCAAAGGCGGGCCGCTCCTGGTGCTGCTCGCGATTGCTGACTATGCCCATGACGATGGACGCAACGCCTGGCCGACCATCAATACCCTCGCCGCCAAGAGCCGGATGACCACGCGGGCGATCCGGTTCATCCTGAAGCAGCTCGAGGCGACTGGCGAAATTACCATCGAGCCCAACGTCGATCGGAAGGAAGTCCAAGGCGGGTATGTGCCCAAAACCTTTATCCATGTGCGGTGTGTGAAGGGAAAAGATGTTCCGCCAGAGGGAAAAGATTTCCCACGAAGGGAAAAGATTTCACGGTCGGCGAGTGAAAAGATTTCACAAACAGTGAAAACGGCGACACCGATCGTGCAGGATTTTTCACTAAATAGTGAAAAAACACGTATCGCTCTAAAGGAAGATCCGTCATCTGATCCGTCAGTTAAACAAGAACGTGGCGCTGACGCGCCCGCGTTCACGCTGATCCCCGGAGAAGCCACCGACGCCGCCCAAGGGGACGTCGAGCACGGGCTTCGCGTCCGGTTCGACCGCCTGACCGCCATTTACCCGCGTGGGGCCGCCTTCGATCGGGCCTGGCGAGTATTCCTCAGCCTCAAGCCGACTGACGCCCAGGTCGACCAAATGGTCGCCGCCGTGGAGCACCAGAAGCGCACGGTCTGGGGCGGCTGCGAACCGCGATTCATCCCGCATTTGTGGCGTTGGCTGAAGGACCGCCGCTGGACCGATGCGACCGATGATGTCGCGCCGGTGAGCCAGACCGAACTCAAGGAAGCCGGCCGCTATCGGCGACGGGTTTACGTCGGGCGGTGTCCGCATGGCCCGGCGTGCTCGACGACGGACGAGTGCCTGAAACAGATCGCGCTCGCGCTGCGCACCAGGAGTCAGACGGAGAGGGCCGGATGAGCCGGCGAGGAGGCGAACGTGGCGCATGAACGCTGTCGCGCGCATGTGGCGACGCGGCGATCATTTCTCGGCGGCGGCTTCGAACTCACCAGCAAGGAACGCTGATGACCGCATTGTGGATTATCACAGCCATCATGCTCTTGATCGGGCTGCTCCTGGCGCGGCACCTATGTGTGCGAATGCTGCGGCGCTGGCAGCTCGGGCGCGAGCTGCGCCGCTACGGTCTCGGCCGGGCTGAGGCGCGATCGCGGCGGCGTCGCCTTGAGCGAATGCCATGGTGAACCGAACGCCGTGGCTCGCCGTGAAAGTCTGGCCGACGACCGAGGACGGCGGCGTCGATCGACTCGAGATCACGTGCCTCATGTGTGGCGCGTATTACACGTCGCCAGTCGATCCGCACAATCGATGGCTTGGTCGGGTCACGCTTGGCCTTGGGCACGAATCACGCTGCCCGGTGCCAGGGCGCCTGGCGCTCGCGCAGGGCGCCTATCGGAACTGATGATGTCGGCGAATGCCGAGACATTCCTGGCCGCGCTCCGCGCGAAACTCACGCCGCAGGAATACCTCCGGGCGCTGACGATGGCCGAAGAGATCGTGGATCACATGGCGACATTCGATGGTGATGGAATTCGACTTCAGTACATAGCGATCGTCCTGGCGTCCGTGCTCTATACGGAAGAAGCGGGCATCATCCAGGACATGCTCACGAACGTGCGCCAGCACTGAGGACCAGCTATGGCGAAGCGACTCCAACTCTCCGCGGAAATCACACCGCCGGCGCTCGAGGCCGTGACGCAGACGATCGTCGTCTACGGCGGCAAGGGCATGGGGAAGACGAATCTGGCGGCCGTGCTCTGCGAGGAACTCGCCGCGGCCGGCTTCCGGTTCGCGCTCCTTGATCCCGTCGGCGTGTCATGGGGCCTCCGGCATTCGGCGGACGGCAAGGGCGAAGGCCTCAAGATTTTGATTCTCGGCGGCCGGCACGGCGATCTGCCGATCGAGCCGACGGCGGGCGCGGTCGTGGCCGACTTTGTCGTCGATGAATCCGAGAATGTCCTGGTGGATATCAGCTCCCGGGCCGACGGCCGCCGATGGAGTATCGGCGAGAAAATCCGATTCGTGGCCGATTACCTGGCGCGTCTCATGGAACGCCAGGGCGAACGCCGGCGGCCGCTCATGCAACTGATCGACGAGGCGGCCAGGTTCGCGCCACAAACGATTCCGCACGGCGCCGTCGACCAGGCGCGTTGCCTCGGCGCGCTCGAGGTCCTGGTGGAAGAGGGCCGGAACGTCGGTGTCGGCGTCACATTGATCACGCAGCGATCGGCGCGGATGGCGAAAAGCGTGTCCGAGCTGGCCGAGCTGATGATTGCCTTTCGGACGATCGGCCCAAACTCGGTCGAGGCGATCTTGGACTGGTTCGGCGAACATGTCGAGAAAGGCCGCTGGAAGGCACTGATCGAACAGCTCCGGAAACTGCCGCGCGGTCAGGCGCTTGTCGTCTCGCCGGGCTGGCTGCACTACGAAGGCGTCGCCAGCATCCGCCTCCGTCAGACCTTTGACAGCTCAAAAACGCCGACAGGCACCGAACAACGCCTGGCTGGCCGCGCGAAAAAGCCGGACCTCGATCATTACCGGGCTCGGATGGCCGACACGATTCAAAAGGCCGAGGCCTCCGATCCACGGAAGCTTCGTGCGCAGCTCGAGCAAGAACGCACACTCGCCAGTAAGCGGATCGCGCAGCTTGAAAAACAACACGCCGATCTTCAGATTCACGCGGCACACCTCGAACTCGGCGTCTCACAACAGAAAGCGAAGCCGCCGGCGCCGGCCTTGACCGATCGCGATCGTGAAGTCCTTAAAGACTTCACGATCCGAATCGAGGAAGTCCGGATGTTATTTCATCAAAATTTGGTTGATCTACTTGCCGGCACACAGAACGTGCTCGTCAGCACGCAGAACGCGGTTCACGGCAGCCTACAGGAAATCAACACGAACATCACGGCCGAAACTGATCGAGCACGCAAGACGATTGAGACGGTCCTCGATCGCGCCAGCGTCAAGCGGGCGCTCGCACACGTGCCGACGCCGGCGATCGCCGAGCCTGGCGCGCCGTTTCTTCGCCGGCCTGGTCCGCCGATGAAGCGTGATGTTGCACCAGTACCTCCGCCGCCGTCGGCGCCGCGGCCGAGTGTTCCTCGAGAGGCCAGCGAAGGTGGCGCGGCGGTCTACAGTCGCAGTGGGGACTTGAAGCGCCACGCGCGAGCGATGCTCACGGCGCTCGCACAACACGGCAAGGGGCTCACGCGGACGCAGCTCTTGATCCTGGCCGGTTATCAACCGAGTGGCGACACGTCCACGGCGATCGCCGCCATGCTGGAGTGTGGCTGGATCGTGCTCAGCGGCGGGTTCACTCTGGCGATCTCCGCAGTTGGCCTCGACGTGCTCGGGCCGTATGAGCCGTTACCGACCGGCGCCGCGCTCCGGGAACATCTCCTGGATGGCGCCGGCAAACTCAACAAAGCTGAACGTCGGCTTCTCGGCGTCTGGTTCAACGCCTATCCGCATGTCGTTGGCCGCAAGCAAGCGCATGAGGACGCCGGTTACAAACAGAGCGGCGACACGTCTACGGCGATTGCGAAGTTTCTCAAGCTCGGCTGGCTTGAAGATAGTGGCGGCGGCGGCCTTCGCGCGGCCGAGACGTTTTTCCAATGAGCGACGAGCCGCGCCTGTTCGAGACCGGCGGATCCTTGATCCGGTTTCTCCCGGGCAAGGTCTCGAAACGCACCGAGGCGGATCGCCAGGGCCAGCTCCGTCGCCTCGGATCGATGCACGCCAAACATGGACATGGGCCCGAAGGCGTCACGTGTAAGGAATGCGCGCACCTGATTCGCAAGGCCGCGCATGGGGGCATGTCGCAACGATCAGCGGAACGGGCCGGCCAGGTCCTCCACGGCAAGACATTTCTGAAGTGCGAACTCTACAACGTGAACGGGTATGAAGGCAGCGATTGGCGCGCCTTCTGGCCGGCGTGCGGCCAACTTCAACGGGAGGGATCGTGAGATCGAACGCACGGCGCGGGTTCGCCGCGGAGGATGCCACATGACGATTGGAACACGCTGCTGGCATTGTTTGAAGGAAGAAATATTCGAGACCGTCGATCTCGCATTCGCTGCGGGCTGGCAACGCTTCCGCACGGGATCGATGATCGTCTGGCTCTGCCCTGGCGATGTCGTTCACCGCGCTCGGCTGGTCGAAGCGACGGGTGCTGAAGTGGTCGAAGGGCGCATCCGTGAGCAATAAACGGCCGGCAACGGGCGAGGCGCTCCAGATCGAATATTGGCCGCTCGCCGATGTGTTGGAATGGCCTCGCAATCCGAAGGATCACGATCTCGGCCTCCTGAACTCGAGCTTCAAGCGGTTCGGGTTCGTGGAGCCGATCCTCGTGGACGAACGATCCGGGCGCCTGGCCGCGGGCCACGGCCGCCTCAAAACACTCAACGCCATGAAACTCTCCAGCGAAGAGGCGCCCGAGCACATTCAAGTGCGCGAGGATGGCGAGTGGATGATTCCAGTCGTGCGGGGCGTCGCGTTCCAGGATGACGGCGAGCACGAGGCCTATCTCGTCGCGAGTAATCAGGCCGTGATTGCCGGCGGGTTCATCGATCCGATCCTGAAGGACGTGCTGGTCTCGCTTCAGGGCACGGCCGCAGGCCTCGCCGGCGTCGGGTTCGATTCCAACGACGTCCAAGACTTGATCGCGAATCTCGAAACACAGCGAGGCAGCGCCATGGCGCCGCCGATGCCGATCGACCCGTGGGTGAAGGTCGGCGATCTGTTCGGCCTCGGCAACCATCGATTACTCTGCGGTAATTCCACGCAACGATTCGATGTGCGACTCCTCACGCAAGGGGAAAAGATCGACGCGCTGCTGACCGATCCGCCCTATTGCTCCGGCGGGTTCCAGGAAGCGGACCGGATTCAGGGATCGATCGGGACCACAAAAAAAGACTTCACGGGCCAGACGGTCTCGATCGCGAATGACGTGCTCAGCACGCGCGGCTATAAAGAGCTGATCAAGTCGGTCCTCGATACCTGGAACGCGAAACTCGCCTACATCTTCACCGACTGGCGGATGTGGACGAACCTCACCGACCTCATGGAGAGCCAGGGTTACGGGATTCGCGCGATGGTGGTCTGGGACAAAGGCACACCGGGCATGGGGATCGGCTGGCGCTCACAACATGAGCTGGTCGCGTGCGGCACGCGCGTCAAGGCGCCATTCACCCACAAGGAAGCGAAGGGGAACGTCGTCCGATGCGATCGATCGGGGAACGAACATCACCCGACGGAGAAACCAGTCGAGCTACTCAAAACGATCCTCGACGTGACCGGCATGGCGCGAATTGTCGCCGATCCGTTTGCTGGCTCCGGCTCCACGATCATCGCGTGTGAACAGGTTGGCCGGACGTGTTACGCGATGGAGCTATCGCCCTATTTCGCGCAAGTGTGCGTCGAACGCTGGCAAACGTTCACCGGGAAGCAAGCCGACAAACTCGAAGAAGGACAAGGCCAGACCTCTACACATGTGCATGGGGCCCGGCGAATCCGGCCGCATGAGCGGCCGAGAAAGGCGGTGCGACGATGACGATCGATCGCGAGGCGGGCATTCGGAGAGTCTTGATCGATGCGCTCGGCGTGGAAGCTGATGCGCTCACGGCGACGGCGACGCTCGTCGAGGACCTCGGCGCGGATTCACTCGATATGGTCGAAATCGGGATGGCGCTCGAAGCGGAATTCGGGATCGAGATTTCGGATCAAGAGATCGAAGGATGGACGCTCTACACGGTCGGCGACGTGCGGAGCTATCTCGATCGTCGGCTGGCCGAGGCCCGCGCATGAGCGCGCGACGATTACCTGTCGGGCAGGCGGTCCGCTACAAGCCTGGATCCGGCACATTCGGCTATGAGGACGTGCTCGGCGCTGATGGCCGGATCGAAGGAATCGTGATCGGACACTCACCGACGCGGACCCGTGTGCGGTTGACGCTCGACTTCTCTCGTATCGGCGGCCGAATCCAAACCGTCTCACGTTACGTTGACGCGGCCAGTCTGGTCGCCGAAAAGATGACGGGACAGTGAGCTGCATCTACGTTTGGTGCGCGGCGCATCAGTTACCGGTCCCGTGCGCCATTCATCGAAAGGACGACGGAGGCGACATGGTTCAACAGGAATACCTGACGCGCGTGCGCGAGCAGCTCGAACTGGCGAAAGGCGCGCTCGGCGTTGAGACGTTGCGGGCGCTCGAGCGTGCCGAGGACCTCGGATACGTCCGGACGCGCCTCGATCCGACAGCGCATCTCTATCGGGCGATCTCACAACTCACCGATCTCGTTGAGAATCTGTGCGGGATTCGGACGCTCTGACGATTCCAACGATGACACAGACAATCGTTCGGGCTGTGAAGGCGCACGTCGGCGAGACGGTGTTGATTCGCTGGCGAAACGCCGAGAGCGAGATCCTCGAGGAGGAACACACGGCGCCGCCGGCGGACGTGTGGAAGGCGCGCCTGACGACGCCGGCCACGGAAGAGGATCGTTGATGCCCTGGTATCGGACTGAGGACGGCTCGGGCACGATGCACTTGCTGATTCGCGGCAAGGGCTCGCCGGCGTCGTGTATGTCGCCGGCGCTCGAGGGCGACAATCTCGAAGTCGGTGAACGTTGCGGGCGAATGGCACCGTATCTCTGCGATTTCGTCGTCGGGCACCTTCGCGGCGGCAAGGCGTCAACCTGCGACGCGCCGATGTGTGAACGACATCGCACGCGCGTCGGCGACGATCGCGATCATTGCCCGAAACATCAGACGGACAAACCGGATGTCAACGATTCTGCTCGGCGATTGTCTTCAGGTCCTCGAAACGTTCGAGGCTGAGACGTTCGATGCCTGCGTGACCGATCCGCCCTACGGGATCAGATTTATGGGAAAAGCATGGGATGGCAAATTGATCGACGAAGCGGCTCTAAAAGATGTCGAACGGCGCTGTTCACTAGGGCCACATTCGAGTTCACGCGCTGGCCGGACGGCGCCGCGCAGTTCATCGGCGTTTGGTAATCGCGCGAGCCAAGCTGGATCGTATGATTTCTCATTTGTAGGGAATCAGGCTTTCCAGGTGTGGTGTGAACAATGGGCGAGAGCTGTGTTGCGCGTCCTTAAACCTGGCGCGCATCTTCTGGCGTTTGGGGGGGCACGCACGTATCACCGGATGGTCTGTGCGATCGAGGACGCGGGATTTGAGATCCGTGATTCGATCGATTGGATTTATGGCACGGGCTTTCCGAAATCGATCGACGGCGAACGCGAGGCGGCGCGCTGTCTCTGCGAGGACACTGGTCGGCATTTCCTCCGGAAGCTGCCGGCGGAGCATATGCTGCAGCCGGGCGATCACGTGTGTAAACCGTCACCCGAGTCGGAACAATTCGACGGCGTCGGTTCTGGGCTCAAGCCGGCGCATGAACCGATTGTCGTCGCGCGCAAACCCTTCAGCGGGACGCTCGGCGCCAACTTGCTGCGCTCAGGCACCGGCGGGCTTCAGGTGGACGCCTGCCGGCTTGGGGCTGAAGGCCTCCGAAGCTGGATCGAACCTCGAGGCGATAGCCTGGTGAAATCAGAGATCGGCCGCTGGCCGCCCAATGTGCTGTTGTCGCACATGCCAGACTGCCGGCCGCTGGATTGGAATGTCTCGGTCACGGTCTCGGGCCATTGGCCGACGAAACGGCCGCCAAGCGGAGGCGGCGCCGGCGTGTATGGCGGCCATCCTGGCCAGGATGGGCTCACGTCGCGTTCGGCCGACGGCGAAAGCGTCCAGGCCTGGCAATGCGTGCCGGGCTGTCCTGTCGCCGAGCTCGTCGGCGGTCGCCTTCGCGCAATACCGGAACACCTCTGGCACCACGGGCATGGCCGCCAAGCTGGAGTGTCTCGAGTTTGTCGGGATCGAGCGCGAGGCGGAGTATCTCGAGATTGCGCGCCGCCGCATCGCGGCCACCGAACGGCCGGCCATGTTGGCTTTATGTGAAGGGCTCGAATCGCAGGCCGAATTGCCAACGGTGACGCAACTGAGCTTGCTGGAGGATTCGTGACGCCGCATACTGACCGTGCCGCAAGGCTAGTCGCACCTGAGCGAAACCGGGCGATGAATGTAGGAGGTAGGGGCATGACGAAACGCGAGGAACTCGGACGGCTGGACAGCACGATCAATCGGTGTCAGGACGAAGAACCCGTGTTCCTGCTCGCCGGCCATGACGTGCTCGCGCCAGGCCGCGTCGACGATTGGTGTAACCACGCGGAAGTGGCGAACGTGAATCCAAAGAAAGTCGCGCGGGCTCGGCAGATTGCGGAGGACATGCGCGCCTGGCAAGCGACGCACGGCAGCAAGATCCCCGACTACGTCGACGGCGAACCGTAATCAGCTATCGGCCGCGGCGCGCTCGAACGGTTGCGGGGCCTTATGACCGAGAAGAACGCTTGGCTAGATGTTCAGGTTGCTGCGTTGCGCTGTCCATTCCTACATCACGCAATCACGCTGGTGGAGAGTGGGCACGCCACACATGAGGAAGCACTGATTCTGGTTGTGCTCGCACTGTCTAAGGATCGCCAACGGCTGATCGATGCAGAGATTCAGCGGCTAGCGATGACGACGTAGCGATGGGCTGCTGCGCGCTCGGCACTTGCCATGATCCGAAGTGCGATCTCTGTCAGCGCGTGGCGAAGTTGCCGCAACCCACGTGGACACGGGCCCGCCAGGCAAAACTCGTGGCGCAACCGACGCCAGGGAAAAAGCGTTCGCGGGATCCGATCTGGACACCACGGAAGCGGAAAGCGCTCACGTGAGCAAGAAACGCGGGTCACGCAAAACCACACAACGCCACAGATCCCGGAGACGACGCACGCTCCGGATCGTGGCACGAGGGCCGCAGACTCCGGAGCAGACCGCGAAAGGGCTTTTCGAGAAACAACGGGCGGATTTTGAAGCGCGCCGCCAGGCCTCGATCGCCAGGGCGGCGTTCGAACTCGATCATGTCGACGCGACGATCCTCGGATTGCTTCTGCAACAGCCACAACTCACGCAGGAGCAGATCGGCCAAATCGTTGGGCTCGGTCGTGAGGCCGTCAATGTGCGGATCAATGCCGCCAAATTCCAGCGGGCGATTCATGAGGCGAATCGATCCGCGATCGAAGTGCTCGACAAGAACAAAGCGCACGCGGCGCGCGTGCTCGGTCGACTGCTCGATTCCAAAGATGAACGGGTGCAGATTCGTGCGGCGATCGCGCATCTGTGGCCGCATATTCACGCGGAGGGCGGCGGCGGCATGGGCTCTGATCTCGTGAGTCTGATCCAGGAAGCCTACGAACTCGCACAGGCGGACAAACAACAGCCGGGACCGCAATCGAGGTGACGGTAAAAGGAGCACACATGCCGATCATTCATGGTGTCTGTCAGATGGATCTCACCGAATCCGATCCGGGAACCGGCAAGCCGTATCTCCGGCTCGAATTCCCGGACGGCGTCGTCGTCTGCCTCACGCTCAATATCGGCGAGATGATCGGCGGCGCCGCAAAAGGCGCGCAACGCCGATGGGAGGATCTCCAGGCCGGCCGCGATCCGGTTCAGGAATTCATGAACGAGACCGATCGCCTGGTGGAGGACGTAACTAGACGCGGCGATGTCCTGGCCTGGCTGCACAGCATCGCCACATTCGCCGGCTCGACACCCGAAGCGATCGCGCACGCCAAGACCGCGTTCCAATTGCTGACGAGAGAAGTCCGTGTCTGATCAAGCGTTGAAGGACCATCTCGAGCAACTCGCCGCGGCTGATCCCGAGACCTTCGGCCTCGAGGGGCCTGTCGACGACCTCGGGTTCTATGGCACGCGCCAGCTCGACGCCGGCAACGCAACCGGATTCTGGCTGGCCGTGGAACCGCAGACGTTCAAGCGTGCGCGTCTCGCCCTTTCACAGCTCCCCGGCGATACATCCGCAGAGAGTTTCAACAGCGGCTACAACGACGTGTGGGATTACGCCTCCAGGGCGGCGGCGCTCGAGGACATGAATACCTGGAACGGCGAGGGGGAACCTGATGGCTGGACGCGACATCTTCTGACCGGCCGCCGGCGCGGCGAGGATGGCCGACTCACGATTCGGCGTGATGACACGTCGATCCCGTTGACGCAGATCGCGAAACTCCGGCAAGCCGTGAGTCAGGGCGCCGGCCATGAATGCGCCGAATGGTGGTCGCCGCACGAACAGCCGCGCTGTCTGCTCTGCGATGCGGTTCGGCCGTTCGTGAAACCGTAAGGAGGCAACCGTGGCACACGAGGGCCGTCAGCCAGCAATTGAGCTTCACGTCACGATCAGCATTCCGCGAACGATGGCGGCTGCCGTGGTCCGTCGGTTCTCGCATGAGCTGATGGGCTATACCGATGATGGGATCGCGTGCGTCGAGTTCCTCACGCAGCTCGAGCGGGCACTCATCGAAGCGAATCTGGCAACCGTAGGGGCGCTCGCCGGCGCGCATCCGGACGACGTTCGCGAAGTCACGGCGTCGGCGCTCGAGCGTGTCGATGAGCCGCCGCTCATGTATGAAATCGGCGTGGAGGGCGATCGGTTCAATCCGCATCCGCGAACCTTTTTGTGTGAGACGGCCGGGTGCGTGCCGGTTCCTGACACTGAGGTGAAGTGATCGTGAAGCGCATCCGCCGCGGCACGCACGGGCTTCTCTGTGGGCCCGGCCTGTTTCTGATCATGCGCCTCGAGCCTGGTGCCACACGAGGCACGCTGGCACTCGGACCCTTCGGGTATCGCCAGGAGATGTTCTCGATTGCCATCATGCTTCGTCAGAAAGGCCAGCGCGTCTGGATTGAGGCCAACGGTCTCACAGCTCAGCGACAAAGGAGGATTCCATGACGAAAGGCGTGTGTCGATTCTGCGGCTGTTCCCATTTCGATCCCTGTCCGGAAGGTTGCGATTGGGCGGCCGGCTCCAATCAGATGGTCTGCACGGAATGTTCCGCGGCGAATCTGGCCGAGCGAGAGGCCTGGACGAAGCTCATGCCGTCTCGGCGCCTCGGCGCGTCGCCATTCTTTGTCGCCTTCCACAAGGCCTTCGTCGTCGGATGGTTCAAGGTCAACGCGGCGAATCCGTATCGAGACTATCGAACCAACAATCGGCGGGGCGTCACGTATTCGCGCGCCTGGCAACGGTTCTGGCGTGAGGGTCACGACGCCGGCGCTGAGGCACGTCGGATCTACACACGGGCCGCGGGCCCGATTCTGAACACACCGCGGCGGTTCGTATGGCAACGCGCCGCCTAAACAAGATGAATCGGAAAGGAGCGATCAGCGATGAAAGTCACGCTGGAACCCACGGATCGGACGGTGACCTTGAACGGCGTGCCCGCGCGGATCTGGCAGGGCACGACTGAGCACGGGATCCCGTGTCACGCCTACATCACGCGGATCGGCGTCGAGCGCACAGAGGACAGCAGCGAGTTCGAGATCGCGCTCCAGGAAACGGCGCCGCTGCGACCAGAGCTGGCCGCCGTCATTCCGACGCGGCTGATGCTCTGATGGGGAGGAGGCCTTCGGCTCCGCCTCCGCCCGGGAGGAGGCCTCCGGCTCCGCCTCCGCCTCCAGGCTGGCGTGGCCCGCGGCGGCCAGAGTTTCCACCGAATCGCGAAATGCGCGAAGGAGGCGCCGGCGGCGAGCTGCTTGCGCTGCCCTTCATCGCGATGCTGCTCGGGTTCATGTTGGCGAAAGGGTGTTGAACGATGGGTCGTTCCAGTAATCGAAAATGGAACCGACGGTTCGCACGTTGGTTGAAAGCGACCATCATAGAAAAGATCCGGCTGCAGGCGATCTTCGGTAGGCATCCGAAGTTTGGCCGGCTGAGGTGAAATCGCAGATCGAACGGTTTCTCGACTATGCCATCCGCGGGAAACCAATCGCGTATACGTTTCGGGCGAAGGACTTCAGCAACGGCGAATTGACGGCGCTCAATACGTTGCTGGCGCCGTCGTTTGTGGAGATCGACGGCCTCCGCCTTGCGCTCGGCCAGGGCGAAGAAGCCACGGTCTATTTCAAGAACAAAGATCCCGAGACCCTGATCGGTCTCGGCGCCGGCGTGCGCGTGGTCGAGACGCCACGCACACCAAAAAAGGATCTCTTCGATGGCCTCGAGGTCGAAGTGGGGAAAACATGACGACCGGATTGCCTGGCTGCTCAAGCATCCGGAAGCCTGGCAGGGCGCGCCGAGTATGGCCCAGGACGTGACCGACGCCGGGCGCGCGCAGCTCAATCAGCTCTGCGAAGCGATGACGACCGCTGGTCTCTTTGGACCTCACACGAACGAGGCGGCGCAACGAGACAGTGTCCGTCTGGCGATCGGAAAAGCGCGACGACTACTCGAAAGGCCGACCGCATGACGCATCACCTTCATCCGGAAAGCGACAACGCGCCGATGACTCTCAAAGCTTGGACTGAGTTAGTGATCACGGAACTCAAGACGGCTGGATATGAGGCCGAGAGCTATCGAGGCTTCCCGCTCGTGAAACGTCCGACCGATTGGGACGCTGGCATCAAGTTGATCAACCTAACCCTCTCTGTGCCGGTTCGGAAGGAAATCTGGGCTGAAGGCATGCTATTTGTGCCGGCAGGCTCACCACGTTGCACATGACTTGCGTTCGAGGCTCGACCACGGCATGAGACACGAACAGCGAATCGTCGGCGGCGCGACACCGACCGGGATTGCGACGGAGGAAGTTCACGTCTGTGTGGAGATCAAACTCGACGACCAGATGGCGGCTGAGACGATCCGCGGGATCTACGAACTGGCGGACCGCCAGGCGTTCGAGATCCTCGAGGCTCGAGCGCGCCGGCGTCAAGTTGCTGCACTTGGCCGTCGATAGCCGTGGCTTCAGGAGGCTGGCATATGGCGATCTTCGTAAAACAACAGGGCGCGACGTTCACGATTGAATTAGAGAGCGATCAAGCATTCGGTCGAAGGATCAAGGCACGAGCGGAAATCGAAATCGAACCGCTCGGCGTGCTGACGATTGAACGTCTCGAAGCGGCGCGGCTGTTTGCGGACACACTCCGACAGATCCTCGAACGAGAGTTCCAGGACGCGCGGACAGTAGGGTTCGAATGACCTGGCCCGAGCTGCTCGCGATCAACGTGCTCGGCGGCGCCGCCGGCGGCTTCATCATCCTCGGGATCTGGAAACTCTCGCGCGCGGCGCACATTCGGGACTGGCTGTGGTTCGCAAACGAACAGTGGAAAAAAGATGTGATTGCCGTGCGGGATGCCTATGGGGCGATCGCGCCCCGCTGGTGGAACCGGCCGTGCGTGAACTGCGGGGATCCAGGCCGCTGTCTGTGTGTCTATTGCCTACGAGCGATCGTCGTGCCACTTCTAATCGCGGAACTTCTCCGCCGATTATTCTGACAGGAGCCAACATGCCAAAGTTTCGCGCAACACTCTCCGATGATTCAACGCTCGACATCAACGCGCCAAACCAGGCCGAGGCTGAACGCCACGTGGAGACGCTCGAACAGCAAGCCGAGGATCGCGTGATCAGCGAAAACAAAACGCGCCAAGCGAAGGGCGAACCGGCCTTGCCGTCCTACGTGAAGCGGACCGTCTCACAAGTGGAACCGACCAGCGATTGACGCGGGCATGAAAGACAAGAGACCGTGCAGGCGGGCGAAGCAAAGAAGGCGTTGCGGCGCTTCCAAGCGCAGAGGGGAGTTCGAACCTCTCCGTCCGCTCCACTGTTCGGCCTGGCGGTTAGGCGCTGTGATAGCTGTGACGATCATCCAAAGGAGCGACGATCGATGACAGGCACGATTAAACGATTGCTGACAGACAAAGGATTCGGGTTCATCGCCGCCGAGAACGGCACGGAGTATTTCTTTCATCAGTCCGGTTGCACGGGCACGCTGTTCGATCAATTGAAGGAAGGCGAGCGCGTGTCCTTCGAGACCGAAAAGAGCCCGAAGGGTCCACGCGCGACACACGTGACCCGCGCGTGACGTTCGACCCGGGGTCGGCGATCGGCCGTCTCTCGTGGACATCCGGCTGGTTCCACAACAAAGGTCATCCATGCAGCTCGGTGTGAATTTCGCCCATGCGCCGAGGCTCGGGATCGGATTCGATCGATCCGCGGTCCTCGGCCTCCGTCCGACGATCGTCCGGCACGTGCTGTGCGATCCCCCGAATACCCTCACCTGGATCCGCCATGCCGACACGCACCAGCTCAATGTGCTCTGGTGCTTACCCGTGGAGTGCATCGGTGTCGCCGGCGCACGCCTGGCCGCCAGACTGATTGCGACACATGGCCTTGGCGTGACAGCCGGGCTCGAGATCGGTTGCGTGCCGTGGCGACACCTCTCGCCACTCGCCTTTGTCGACCAGGCCTCCGCCGTCCTCGAGCTGCTCGCCTTCGCGCATGATCCGCAGATCCCGACCGTTCGCGCCTTTACGGTGAACCGGCCGATCCTGCTCGGCGCCGGGTTTGACGGATCGCCCGCGGCCTCGGCTTGGCTGATAGGGCTCTTGCGCTGCGCGCGCGCGCACGCGACGGCCGGCGTCGTCCGGGACTTCGTGACGCGCTGTCACGGCCTGTCCTGCCATGCCGTGACACCCGGCCGACCGTTCCGCCGGCGGCTGTTCGCCGCGGTCCGCTACATGGTCGGCAAGCGGCTCAATCTCCCGATCACGTTCACCCGCATCGGCTGGCAACTCGAGGAACGCTTGGCCACCTGGCCGCGGATCCAGGAATGGGCGCGTCTGGCGTGGGCCGGCCGCTCAGACGCCGTTCAGGCCTCCGAGTGCCTCACGCGCAGCATCCGCCGGCGCTGGATCCTGGAGGCCTACACACAGGCCGGGCAGCTCGGGGCGCGGCACTTCGTGCTCGAGGCGGACCAGGGGCCCGATGGGCAGAACGGATGGGGTCTCTACGATGCCCGCACGTCCCGGACCGATCCGGTCTGGCACACGCTGCAATGGCGCAATCTCCCTCTTCACGCGATGGCCATGACTCACCCGCCGCCGAGGACACACTGATTTTTTATGTTGACGGCGGAGGTCCGCGACTTTGCGGTCGCCAAGTGGAAGAGCTATCACGCGAATCCGCGGGCGTTTGTCCACGATCTCTTCCGCGACAAGAACGGCCAACCGGTCGAACTCGAGGACTATCAGGCGGCGATCATGGAGGGGATCGCCGCGGGCGACGACGTCACGGTCCGGAGCGGACACGGCGTGGGGAAAACGACCGTCGATGCCTTCATTGTCTATTGGTATCTCCTGACGCGGCCGTTTTCGAAAGTGCCGACGACGGCGCCGACGCTCCGCCAGGTCAAAGACATTCTGTGGGCCGAGATCGCGAAATGGCATCAAGGCTTTCGCCTCAAGGAGCATCTCGTGCTCTCGAAAACGAAAATGAGCGTGCGCGGCCATGAAGCCGATTGGCACGCGATCGGGATCGCGTCGAACAAGCCGCAAAACATGGAAGGCTTCCACGCGCCGTTCGTGTTGTTCATTGTGGACGAAGCGAAGGGCGTGTCGAATCCGATCTATGACGCCATCGATGGCGCGCTCACCACCGGCGGCCAGCGGCTCTATACGTCGACGCCGGGATCCCGCCAGGGCAAGTTCTATGAATCACATTTCGGCCGCATCGCGAAGTTCTTTCGGCAGATTCATATCAACGGCGAGGATGCGCCGCGCGTCGATCGGAAGTGGCTGGCGCAAAAAGCCGAGGAATGGGGCGTCACGTCGCCGATCTACCAGGCAAAAGTCCTCGGCGAGTTCCCGAACGAAGGCGATGACATTCTGATCCGGCTCGATTGGATCCTCGCCGCCGAGCTGGCCGGCCAGGCGCAACGCTGCGCGACGTGCGGCAAGCTCGAGGGCGAGTGCGAGCACGAGACGCTCGAGCCGGCGATCAAGCACGCCTCGCGCAAGGTCCTCGGGTGCGACGTGGCGCGCTTCGGTGTGGACGAAACGGCCACGGCCTTCGGCTCGAGCACGCGGATCGATTGGATCAAAACGTGGACGAAGACGGACCTGGTCACGACCACGCAGCGGCTCGTCGATTTGTATGAGGGCGAGGCGCTCGGCGCGCAAACGATCGGCGTGGATGACACAGGCCTCGGCGGCGGCGTGACCGATATGCTCATGAAACTGCACCAGATCCCGACGATGCCCGTGATTTTTGGATCGAAGTCCGCGCTCGATACCGACGATCGGAAGGAACATTTCCAGAATAACAAAGCCTGGCTCTGCTGGAAGTTCCGCATGGCGCTCGAGGACAACTTCCGGGCTCGGGAGCGCGGCGAGGTCGGGACGTTCGGGCTCTGCGACGACGATCGCCTGAAGGGCCAGCTCTCGAACCTCCGGACGCGGCACATGCCGAAGGGCCAGCTCGCGATCAAGGATCCGGATGATCCGAGTATTGCCGCGGCCGATATGCCGAAGGGGCTGAAGGCCTCACCAGATCGCGCGCACGCCGTTGTGATTGCGTATCACGCATCGACGGGCGCCACGCTGGCCGTCGGATCGTTTGCGCCGCCGGCGCCGGCGCCACGTGCGGATCAGAACTATCGACGGCTGTCCGGATTCATCTTCGGTAATCGCCGGCGATAGGCCCATGCGAGACAGCTCTGCTACACTCAGCCGACATCCTTCCACGAACGCGCCACAGGAAGAACCTCGCGCGGGCGTCGGACCTTCTCTGACCAGGGGGGAGCGTTTGACTACCGCGGCTCGCGAAGCCTCCCGTCGGCGCTGGCGCGCCTTCCTCAAGCCGCACTGGCCGACGATCAAGACACGCCTCACGGCGAACGAAGCGCGCGTGCTCGAGCTGCGGCTCGGTATTGGGTCAGATGTGCCAGTCACACAGGCGCAAATCGTGCGACGTCTTCAGCTCTCGATTGTCACCGTCTCGAAACTTGAGAAATCCGCGCGCCGAAAAGCGATCGCGGTCTTGACACTGGAGAGGGCTTCATGAGCTTTCGCGATCGCGTCCGCGCGTTTATGCATCCGCCCATCTTCGTCACCGCGGTGGCCACCGTGGAGGAACCGTTCCTCGATCTGCCGCTCCGGCGGTCGGAGGCGTCAGAGGCCGCGGCCGCCAGGCGCGCCGAGGCGCTCACGCTCTCACCCATCGCCGGCATGATCGATAGCGACGACTATCAATTCCGCCGGCTCTCGAGCGGGACGAAGTTCAAAAAGCGCGATCTCCAGCCCATGCAACAAGATCGGATGCTGGAAATCGCCTGGTTTCTCTACGAAACGAATCCCTTCGCGCGCCGCCTGATCACCGCTCAGACCGACCTGGTCGTGGGCGAAGGCCTCAGCTTTGACGCGCAAGACCCGAAGATCGCGGAGGCGGTCGGCAAGGTCTGGAACCATCCCATCAATCGGCTCGGCGAACGCGCGCGCAAGCTCTCGAATGCGCTGATGTTGAACGGCGAACTGGTCCTGCCCGTGGCGGTCAACGACGTGACGGGTGTGCCGACGATCGGGTTCATCGATCCCTATCAGATTGAGGAAGTCGAGACGCGCCCGGATAACGTCCTCGTCCCAGAGTTCGTCCGGCTCAAACGACAACCGCATGAGGCCGAGTCGCGGCGGATCACGATCATCCAGGAGAATCCGCTGACCGGCCGCCTCGAGGGCGAGTGTTTTTACTTCGCGATCAACAATCTGCCGAACTCGAGCCGCGGGCGCTCGGACTACCTCCCGTTGGCCGATTGGCTGGATCTCTTCGATCAATATATGTTTGCGGAGGTGGAGCGCGTCCGGTTGCTCTCCGCCTTCGTGTGGGATCTCGAGATCAAGGACGCCACGAAAGTGCAGATCGCCGAGCGCATGGCCGAGATCGGCACGCCATCAGCCGGCTCGGTGTTCGGCCGCAATCAGCACGAGAAGCTCACCGCACTCTCGCCCGCCTTGAACGCGACGGACCGATCAGAAACCGCGCGCCTCTTGACCATCCATATTGCCGGCTCGCTCGGCATGCCGATCGCCTGGTTCGGCTGGCAGGACAGCAACCGCGCAACCATCGAAGGACAGAACGACGTGGCCATGAAAACGCCGGCGGCGCGGCAGAAGGAGTTCGGCGGGTTTCTGACTCAGATCCTCCGCTTCGGGATCGAGCAACAGCGCGGGTTGAATCCGATCTTGTTCCGCCATCTGACGACCGACGTATTCAGCGTGAACATGCCGGAGATTGCGGCGAAGGACATTTCGCGCGTGGGCAGCGCACTCTCGCAGATCGTCGCCGCGATGGATACGGCCATGAACAACAAGACGATCAGCCGGCGTGTCGCGTCCATCATCACGCTGGCGCTCACGAAACATCTCGGATCGGGCTTCGATTTCAAAGCGCAAGACGTCATGGACGAGGCGGACGCGGACGCCGCAGAACGCCAGGGGCGCGCGGACGAGATGCAAGCAGCCATGGCCGCGGCCGCGGCCGCTCGGCCTGGGCGGCCGACGAATCCCCCCTTCGGCCGGCCGGATCCGGATGAGGACGCGCAGCGGGAGGAGGCGGAGCGGCTGGAACCCCATGGCGGGAACGGCCACGGCAGGCTCGAGACCATCAGTCGGCAGCTTGAGGACCTCGGGGGCCGTCTCGCTGACCGGCGGTCGGCACAGGCGGCGCCGATTACCGTCAACGTCGCGCCGGCGGCCGTCACCGTGGAGGGCGCTCGCGTGAATGTCGATCTCACGTCGCCGCCGAGAAAGGTCGTGAGGGATAGCAACGGCCAGATTATTGGCTCCGAGAATGTCAAGGAGTTGTAGATGCCAGGCATGACGACGCATGCCTGGACGACCTACCGGCTCGAGGTGCAGCTCGCGCGCCGGCAGCCGGAAGAATTGATCTTGAAGCTCTTCACCAACGAACGCACGCCTCAACCGACCGATACCGCGGCGCGCTATACCGAAGTCCAGGGCCCGGGCTATGCCGCGGTCCGTCTCGATCCTCGAGAATGGACGATCGACGACGCGCGCTCGAATCGGCCGGCGATCGCGCGTTACCCGGAAGTCGTGTTCATGTTTCAGGGTCCAACGAATCGCCCGATCGCCGGCTATTTCATCGTCACCAAAGATACGGTCCTACTGGTCGGCGGCGAACAATTCACAACACTCGACAAAGCCACTGGCTTGTTAGTTCCGGCGCCGCGAACGGTCGAGCACATCGGCGATCTCGAAAAGATCACGATCGTCTTGACACAGAGATAAGCGCATGGCCGTGACGGAATCCTTCATTCAAGTCGCGCCGGATTCGACCGGCAAGAAAATGGAGACGGTTCGACTCACGACCGCCGCGGGCGAGGTTGAACGGGAAGTCGTCTCGGTCGGGGATCCAGAAACAGCCGGCGCACGCCAGAAAGTCTCGAACGCGCTGCCAGCGCCGACGGATTTTGGTGCCGCCGTGCGCGACGTGGCGCCAGGCTACGACAGCGGGATCACAACTCTACCGGCTGCACTGACCGCGATTACGACCGACACAATCCGAGCGATTGGGATTTTGCTCTGCAACCTAACCACGACGAAACAGAAGGTGACGCTGACGAACACGGCCGGAAGCTTTTACCTGAACGAGTATGAGCTGCAACGAAACATGACCGAGTTCAAGCTGCTTGGCCGGGCGACGATGGTCGGGGCCAAATGGAACGCCGGGAGCGCGCCAGCCGTCAACGCGCAATTAGTAGGAGAGAAATGATGAACGCGATTTATCGAATGGTCGCAATCGTGCTCGGACTCTTCTTCTTGCTCGCCGCAGCCGCTCACGCGCAAGTCGTCGGTCAAGGCGAAGCGGCGACGACATCGGACGCGAACGCCTGGCCGTTCAAGATCGTCTTTGGCGGGGCGCACATCGATCCGCGCGATGTGTCGGATCGGGGGGCGCGGCTGTTGGGTGTCGTCTTCGGATCGCAAGGGCAACAACTTAAGCAAACGGCTACGAATTTCAATCTGGCGTCGGAACTCTTTTCCGGCGGCACAGTCGTGCCCCTACCGACGGCGTTGGGTGCGGCGGGGGGCTTCAAAGTGGAAGTGCTGTCGGGAGCCGGCGGCGATCCATCCGGCTGTGGGTCCACGAACTTTGAGACGAACGCGGCGATGCCCTCGACCGATACGGTGGTCACGGCCACGGCGACGTGCCTGGACTGGATGTTCGTGACGAACATCGGCACGCAGACGACGACCGTGATCATCAAGGACAATGCCGGCACGCCGTTCACCTACGTGAACAGCATTTTCGTGCCGCCGAACTCGCAGATCGAATGGCACCCGAACGGGAAAATCTTCACCGGCGGGATCCGCGTGCAGGCTGGTGCCGCGTCAGTCATCAACTACGCATTCAAGGGGAAGCAATGACCTGGACGCGATTCACGACGGCGCTGGTCATCGTCGGACTCGGGATCGCCCTGGTCCGGCCTGCGCGCGGTCAACTGACGCCGGACTGGTCGCGGCAGCAGGCGTTTACCTACACCTTTACGTCTACGGTCGGCTGTCCCGTCCTTCCCTGCCTGATCATCTTCAACACGGCTGGTTCCGGAAAGGTCGTGCGCCTCTTAGGGATTCACATGGCGACGCAGCCGACTGGCGTGAATGCTGGCGTCCAGGTGGTCTACACCCTGACGCACATTTCCACTGCCGGAGTGGATTGCGTCACGCTTCCAGTCAACGCGCTTGATTCGACAAATCCGAGCGTGACCGGGGTGACGTTTAGCAGAGGCAACTGCGTCACCGCGAACCCAACACAGGTCTTTCGCTATGGCGGGTGCAGCCTGTTGAATGAAGAATCTGCGACAAAGGCCCCGCCCTTTTGGTGTTTTGACTACAAAGTCAAAGGACAAACGCCGATTATTCTTCGACCTGGTGAAGGGGCCATGTTGCACAACTTGTTTTCTTCTGAATCAGGATTCGTGCGGAAGACGATGATGGTGGAGATTCGATGACGAGACTCCAACGGATGATCGCGCTCGTTGTGTGCATGGCTGCTCTGGTGGCCCAGGGCGTTCAGCCTGGCCAGAGTCAAGCGACCTACCCGAGTCAAGCGCCTACCTACAACACGACGATCATCAGCGCGACGGCGGCGGCGTCGAAAGACTATTTAAATCTGTTCAACGACAGTGGGTCTGGGCGAATCGTCCGCATTGTCGGGATTTATATCAGCCCGGCGAATACGGCCACAGTCACTGGCATCGCGGCGCACTTCACCTACTCGGTCACGTCTACGGTCGGCACGACCTGCACGGCGATCACGATCCAGCCGCTGGATTCGCAAAACCCGGCCGTTCCCGCGCAGATCACGTCGTCCCATACCTGCACGACCGATCCCGTGGTGACCTTTGACGTAGGCGGCTGTGCGACGGATCTGGAAGAAGCGCGGGCGATTATGAACCCGCCACCCTGTTACGAGTTTCAGAACAGCGGCGGTCAACCGATCGTGTTGCGAGAAGGCCAAGGCGTCATGGTCAAAACGACGGCACTGGCGCCTGTGGGCCTAACGACGGTGCGTATCGAATTGACGATCATCTGAACGGAGACATAGTGCTACTCGGGCTCCGTTCGCTGTGGGAAGTCGTCGTCTCAGCCGGTCAGAGCGCCGGCGATCTGTTCAGGCGTCCGATCGCGCGTGTTCGGTTCACGATCCATCGGTTCCTCGGCCAGCTCGACACCGACGCCGTCACGCTCTCAAGTGAGCTGGTCCGGCGTCGCATTCACAGCCACACGGCCGCGCTCGTCGGCGAGGCGCTCGAACTGTTCGCGATGATTGTGCCGATCCGCGTGCGGGTGGAAGCCTTCCAGGGCTGGCTGCTCGACGAAGGCGTGGTGCTCGAGAGCACACGGATCCCGGTGCGCGGTCGTGCGAGCCTGAAAGCGGACGACGACATCATCGTTCTCCTGGGAGAGCTATGAAATCGACCGCGCTCGCGCGCGATATTCAAGACCTATGTTGACACGGGGCAACCTGGCGCTCGCGCCGGCCTATGAGGCCTCTGATCCGAACTCGCCGGCCAGGCGGGCGGCAGCCGGCGCCTCGGCTGGACGTGAGGTCCAACGGTCCGCGCTCGGGCTCGAGCGCGACGTCGTCCAGCGACTACTGGCTCGCCTTCAGCAACTCAAGCGCGAGCTGCAGGGCGTGCTCGCCTCCGCCGGGGCCTCCCAGTTCCGACGCTTCACGGCCTCGAGTCTGATCCTTGATATCGATCGCTTGATTGCCGAAGCGCAAGCCGATCTCCTCGCGGGCACCAAGGCTGCCTTCGGCCAGGCACAGGACCTCGGAGCTTCGAGCGCGGATGAACCGCTTCGGGCAGCGCGCGTGGCACTCAGCCGGGCGCCGCAGCTCGATCGCGCGCTGGCCACACGCGCGTTTGACTTGACGGCCGATCTGCTCTCCGAACCCATGCAACGGTTCCGGAATCAGCTCGTCCAGGGCGTGCGGCGTGCGGCGATCGCTGGCGAGGCCAGTTTCGATGAACTCCGGAAGCTCGCCGCGAACATCGGGGACGCGGGCTTCGATGCGGCCGAATTCAAGGCCGAGCGAATGGTGCGAACGGAACTTGGTCGCGTGCTGAACGAATCCACCTTCGATCGCTTGCTCGGCCTGGCGAATCAGTTCCCCTTTCTCCGCAAGGGCTGGCGTTCCGCTCGAGATGCGCGGGTGCGTCAGGGGCATCTGGAGGCCGCGCAGACCTACGCGCGCGGGCACGGGATCCCGGTGCGTGATCGGTTCCGGATCAATGTTCACAGCGAAGCGCCAGGCAAACCGCCGAAGCTGCTCGGTGTGGCGCTCTTGCGTTTTCCAATAGATCCAGACGCGACGCCGGCGGGCCGGCTGGCCGCGGGGGCAACAATTATGTGCCGCTGTGGAGCCTTCGTCGATTTCAACCTGGACGAACTCCGGGCGTTCTCGACCTCGAGGAGCCGTGTCACCCCAGAACCGTCGCCCGCTGTGGTGGGGGAACCGCCCGTCGTGCCGAGGCCGGCGCCGCGGCCACCGCGGCCGCCGCGGTCAGCGGCCGACGTGCGTCACTCGCTCACGAAGGTCGCCGATCGGTTTGATCAGCAACGCCGCAACCTGGCGGACAGTCATCTACGCGCGCAACACGAATGGCTGGCGGCCAACACGCGCCTCGAGAAGCTCGCCGATGAAGTGATTCGTGCCGATCCACGCTATATCGCCGCGGCTGAGGACGTGGATCGATTCCTCGGAGAAATGAACCGGCTCCAGCGACAGCTCAAGGCGAACCTTGACGCAGAAACCAGGGCGCTTCGTCGGCGCCTGGCCGTTCCGGTTACAGACCGGCGGACGATCGAATTTCACATCGCGCCCGGCGCCGAGTTTGGCACTGATCAGGCATTCAATAAACGAACGATCCGGTTCCGGCCAATTAACGGCGCTGAAGTCACAAAGCGGATCCGTCAAACGCTTGAGGAAGTCGGAAAGCTCGTTGGCCACGGCACGATCAGCTCAATCGTCGTCGATCGCGCGCGGGATGGGTCCGGCACGTTCGTCTCGAGGGCATTCGCGAGGCAGCAAAACAATTCGATCAATCTGAACATGAACGAAACCGCCAGAACGATCGCGCATGAGATCGGGCATATCCTCGAGTTCAACGCGCCGGACGTGAAGGCCGCGGCGTTCCGGTTCCTCGAGGCGCGCACGAAGGGCGAGGCGCTCACGCCGTTGTCGACGCTCAAGCCAGGCTACGGCTATGAACCGCACGAGCGCGCGCGGAAGGATAAGTTCCTCGATCCCTATATGGGCAAGGACTACGGTCTGCAGGCTACGGAGATCGTCTCGATGGGCATCGAATATTTCTTTGCGGATCCGGCGGCGCTCGCCAAAGCGGATCCGGAGTATTTCGATTTCATCTTCGAGCTACTGCGCGGGAAGTTCCGTTAGGGTATGGCGTCCGGAGGGAGTGTCTCTGTGCTGACCGTGACGATCTTTGCGCCATCGCCGAGACGCGCGATCGCGTCCCTGGCGACAAACACATCAGGCCGGCCGACCGAGGGCGAGATCCGATCGATCGGAATGATGCTGTTCAGGAACGCCTCGAGCCGGGGATCGGCCGAGGTCCATCGGCTGTTATCGAACGTCGCCTGATCGTTGCCATTCTGGATCGTCACGGCCATGCCTCGGAGCGTAGGATATGGCCCGGTTCACGTCAACTCGACCGTCTCGAGGTTGCCGATCGCTGGCGTGTGCGCGGCCTCGACAGTCCACCTTCACGCCGGCAGGAGTCGATTTCTATATGGCACCACGTCAAGCACCAGCCAGGCGCCAGGCCGCCGAGGCCGAGGATGCTGAGCTTCGAAAACCGGGCGAGGACGAAGGCGACACCGGCGAGGGCCAGGGTGAGGCCTCGGCGCCAAGCGAACCAACGCTCGTCGACAAGATTCTCCCGCCCGACGTGCGCGAGGCCTTCAAAGCCGATCGTGTGTTCATCGATTCGCCCGTGCATGCCGAGCTGCTCGCCGAGGCCTGCTACGTCTTCGGCATCAATCCGGATCCGCGGGTGAAGCCGCGGGAGCTGCTCGCGCATCGGTTCGATCAGGGCGATCCGAATGGCACGCCGGCGATCCCCGCCGGCGTGTCGATCGTGACGGGCGGCGGCGTGAAGATCCGTTACCCGATCGACAACGAGACCGAAGAGCGGCTCCGCGTCGTGTACAACTGTTACCGGGAGGACCCGAAAACGCACACGCGCGTCGTGCTGCCGTTGCCGGAGAATCTCACGTTGCCACGGGAACAAGTCGACGGCATCGTGCGATCGACGGAGCATCAATATCGGACCGGCTATCTCAAGGAAGGCGGGAAGGCAGAGACCGCACGCCGGGCGACACTCAAGGCGCTGCGCGACGCTGGCAAGCTCCGGTAAAACGGGATTCGAACAGGCCGGAACTCGCTGACCGCGTGCGGGTTCCGGCCGAAGAGATCAGATATCATCATGCGCGTGCGATTGAATGAAGCCGATCGCAAACGCATCGGCGACGTGTTCGCGCAGCACCGCGGCTTCGTGGAAGCCGTTGCCGTGCAGGAGGTTGGGCACGATGAAGCGCCCGACGTCGTCGCCGAGGTCGGCCTCCGGCTCTGTCAGAGCATGAACGGCCTTCGGGATCCGGGCGCCATTCGCACCTGGATCTACCGCGTGACGGTGTCTGTCGCTCGAGATACGCACGCGGACCGCGCCCGATTTGAGCGCACGCGCGACCGCCTGGCGGCCTTCACGAATCCCCATGAGGCCGTGGTCGATCCAGACGAACATCTCCGAAACGCACGTCGGCACGAGGCCTTCACGGACGCGCTGAACCGGTTGAAATCCCATGACAAAACGTTGATCTGTCACAGTTTGGGGCTCGGCACGGTCTATGTAGCACATGACGCAACCGACCGACGGGCGCTCTCGAGGGCCCGGCAACGGTTGCGCGCGTATCTCATTCGCGATCCTCGTGTGACATGAACGCGTCGCTCTCGGGACAACTCGCCGAACGTGCCAGCGGTCTCATTGTGCCGGCGCACCTGGCTGCTCTCCCAGAGGGCGGCACCGAGGACGGCAAGGCGGCCGAAGGAGGTCGGGATGGGGACGGCCGCCGGCGCCTTGTGCTCGTCAAGAAAGTCCGTCGGATGTTCGTCGGCCTGGCCGAAGAACTCGATCGACAAGACCTCGCGCTCATTCTGGCGTGCAAGCAACGCCGGCAGCGGCCGCGGGAGGTCGTCGACGCGGCGACTGGGGTCACAGTCAAGGTGTTGATGACCGAGGACATCCCGGGTGCGTGCGGCGAGATTTTGTTCAGAGAGGACGCTGGCGGACCAGATCCTGGCTTCGGGTGTCAGTGTTCGCGGGTGCATTTTTTGGCCGGAGTCTAGCGGGTGCATTTCGCGCGTCTTGTGCAGTTCTTACTCGAATGCGTCCGGCGGGACTTCTACGGGACGATCCATATTCAGTTCCGCAAGGGCCAGATCGGGATCGTCAAGCGAGAGGAAACGTGGGAGGCCGACGGCCTTCCCGTGGAGGATCCGCAAGCGGTTGAGATGATGCGGACCGGGCGCTACACGCTGCCGGCCGCGTAAGTCGATCGATCGTGATCCCGCCGGGCGCGGCGGAGGACCCGAGCGCCCGAAGGACTCGAGCTTCACAGCTCGCCCTTCGGGCGCTCTTTTTTTTGGCCATGCCGTTTGCCGGTTACACGGATTTTGATGCGTGCGTGGCCGATCACGTCAGTCAGGGCAAATCGGCCGAGCGCGCGCGTCGGATCTGCGGCGCGATCAAAGCGAAGGCGGAAGCCGAAGAAATCATCGCCGCCGACATGGTTTCTGTGCAGGTCCTCGATCGTGCTGGCAATCCAATCGGTGACCTCATCCGACGCAACAAGGAGTCGAGTGTGAATAGTTGGATCCTCGAAGCGATCCTTCAACGCACGGCTGAGGCGAAGAACGGGCTCTCGCTGGACGAACGCCTGTCGCGCGTGTCGGATGCTCTTCGGCAACGCTTCCTGCCCAAAGACAACGGTCGCATGGGCTATGTCTGGCCCGTCGCGACCTATGACGACTACGTCATCTTCCGGAAGGAAAGCATCGGCGTCGGGAAGCCAGGCTTCTGGCGGATCGATTACACCTGGACGATCGATGGCACGGTTGAACTCAAGGGCGAACCGATCGAAGTCGTTCAAAAATACGCGCCCGTGCGCGAGGGCGCTTTTCTCGAGTCCATCATCACCACCGCGGCCGGCAACCTGATCCGGATCCAGGCCGAGGTCCTCGGGCCCGTGGCGGAGGCCGCCGGGAGCGCGCCAACGGGCAAGTTGTGGGACGTGCTGCTCATTCAAGAAGGCATGAGCAAGAACCGCAACCGCTACAACCGGAAGGTCCTGGCCGAAGCCGCGCCGCTCTACGACAAGGCGCGGATGTTTCTCGATCACAAGCTCGAGACCGGGCCGTTCGGCCGCTCGGGCGCTGAAGCGATGGGCTTCGCGAAAAACATCCGGCCGGTCGTGCTCTCGAGCACCACCGAAGCCGATGGCGGCGCCAGCCTTCTGGCGCTGGCGGGCACCGCCGTTGTCACGAAGAAACACTTCCGGGAGGAATTACTCGACGCCTACCAGGAAGGCCATCCCGACTTTTTCGGGCTCTCACATGACGTGCGGGCCGAGAGCCAGGTCGTGCAGCTCGCCGACGGCGCGGCCTACGACGTCAACGCCATCCGCAAAGTCGAATCGGTCGATTGGGTTCTGAATCCGTCCGCGGGCGGGCGCGTGCTCCGTCTCGTGGCATCCGAAGCGGCCAATCCACAGCTTCAGGAGGACGTTCGCATGTTGCAGCATTTGATCGAGTCGTTGAAAAAGGCCGGCGTGACCGTGCCGGAAGGGTGCGACGAGGCCACGGCGACTCGTCTGCTCACTGAGGCGCTCGCCGCTCGACCTGTCGTTCCTGTCGTTGCTGTTGTGCCTGCCGCGGCCGCCGTGCCGGCTGCCGGCGCAACCGCGACGATCACCGAGGCGGCCGATCGCACCGCGCTGCTCGAGCGCATCACGGCACTCGAGACGAGCAATCAGTCCGGGGCTCGGAACTTCGCCGGCATGATGCTCGAGCGATCGCTGCTCGAGTGCGCGCTGCCCGACGTGTTCAAAACACGTCTGCGGAAAAAGTTCACGGAGCGAATCGGCAAAGGCCAGCTTCCGACCGAGGACGAGGTCACACTCGCGATCAAGGAAGCGGTCGAGGACGTGGGCGCGCTGCGCGAAGCGAACCTCGTCATGCCACACGTCGGCCTCCCGCGCGTGCAAATCGTGACGGACGGGACGGCCAAAGTCCGGGAACGGCTCGCCAACTTCTTCGATCCGATGAAGCCGCTCCAGAGCTTCAAGGAAATCTACGTTGACATCACGGGCGATACAAAGGTCAACGGCAAGATCAGCGAAGCTGTTCTGCGGCGCTTGTCGGAAATCAGACTGACGGAATCGCTCACGACGTCGAGCTTCGATCAGATCCTCGGCGATAGCATCACGCGCCGGATGCTCAAGGACTACGCGGATAGCGGCCTGGCGAATTGGCGCGGCACCATCGCCGAGGTCGTCCCACTCTCCGACTTCCGGACCGTGCGGCGTATGCGGTTCGGCGGCTACGGGAACCTCGCGATCGTCACGCAGGGCGGGCCGTATCCGTCCATGACGAGCCCGACGGACGAAGAGGCGACCTACTCGCCGGCGAAGCGCGGCGGGACCGAGCAGATCACGCTTGAGATGATCAAGAACGACGATGTCGGCGCCGTCCGCCGAGTCCCGAACAAGCTCGCGCGTGCGGCCGCGCAAACGCTGCATGAGTTCGCGTGGGATTTCCTGAACAACAACGCGCTCATCTATGACGGCGTGGCGCTGGCCGCGGCCGGCCACGGGAACAACATCGTGACCACGGCGCTCTCGGGCGCGAACGTCTCGACGCTCCGGCTGCGAATCAAACAGCAAGCCGATATGTCGAACGCGAAGCGCATCGGCCTGGCGGCGCGCTATCTGATCGTGCCATCGGAACTCGAGGAGCTGGCGTTTCAGCTCACCACGTCGGATCGCGTGCTCGGCTCAAACAACAATGATCCGAACTTCGTCAAGAAGCTGAATCTCACGACGATCGTAGTTGAATATTGGTCGGACGTGAACAACTATTGGGTCTCGGCCTCGATCGATCAAGCGCCGATGCTCGAGATCGGCTTCCTGGACGGCCAAGAAACCCCGGAGTTGTTCGTGCAGGATTTGCCGAGCCAGGGGTCGATGTTCTCGAACGATCAGCTCACGTATAAGATCCGCCAAATCTACGGCGGCGCGATCATGGACTTCCGGCCATTCGCCGGCGCGATCGTCCCGTAAGGTGGATCGCGGCGACCTGATCGATGCTGAACGCTTGAAACACCGCCGGCCGCCCGAAGATGCGGCCGGCGAACTTTCTCACAGAAGGAGATCGAGAACATGGCAAGACCAGCATTCAGTCTGGCGGTCGGGAGGGTGAACACCATCGGCCCGATCACGCTGGCGGCGATGGGCCCGCTCGTCGCGTTTGCGGCGCATACGGCGAAAGTGCGGATGCCCGAAACAGGCAAGATCATCGGCATGACGCTCAATGTCGGCGTGAAAGGCGGCACGCACGTGGACAGCTCAGTCGACGTGCTCGACGATGGCGTCAGCCTGCTGGCGGCAGTGTTTGACGTGGATGCGCTGACCGCGGGCACGCCGGTCGACAAGGAGGGCACGGCGCTCGCCGGCGGCGCGGCCTCCGTGGCGAAGGACAGTGTGCTGTCGATCGTGTTGGCTGAGGCGGGCGGCACGGCGCCGACCTACTCGGATGCCACGCTCCAGATCGATTACGTGTCACTCGGCGACTAACGCGCGTCGCGGCTGAGGCCCGCGGAAGATAGCGCGGGCGGCGAGACCGGGGTGGGCATAACACCACTCCGGTCGTTTTCGACGACGGGAGGATTCGGACGTGAGACCAGGCAGACCATTTCGGCAGGCGGCCGGCGCTGGTGCAATCGTCTTTGACGCGGGCCCCGGAGGCAACCTCGATCTGGTGATGCTCGGGGCGCACGTTGTAGCGGCGGCCGCGGCGGCGACCGTGGTCATTCGTGAAGTGGACGGCGCCGGCGCGATCATCGCGGAGCTGGCGGCGGTCGTGAACGGCAATGACGAACTCACGATCCCGGTCATTTTCAAGAAGGCGTTACACGTGACGGTCACGGGCGCCGGCGCGAGCTGCATCGTCTACGTCTAATGATGGTCTGGAGATGTTGATTTGTCCGTCGCACGCACAACCGTCACGGCCGAAGCCAAACAAGTGGCGCAAGATCCCGGCGGCGGCGCCAAGCTGCTCCTCGCGGATCCGGACTACGACCTCGCCATCGATCAGGCGCTCGAGACCTTCAAGACCGATCGGCCGAATCTCCGCATCTTTCACTACACCGTGCCAAGCGCCGCGTTCCGGTTCGTGCTCTCGGGCGCCGGGACCATCCTGCCGACGAGCGGACTCGATCAATGGATCGATGGCGGCTCACGTCTCGAGGACGTCTTTCACCCGTTCGACATCACCAGCCAAGACAATGACCCACTCGATCGCAATCACTGGTTCGTCCAGCGGGAACCGAGCGCGCTGGTCGTTCTGAAACTGCTGTCGTTGACGCCGTCCTCTGGTGTGCTCCGCCTCGAGTATGTCCGGCCGCACGTCATTCACGCGACAGATATCGCGCAATCCTCGATTCTCGCTGGCGACGTGAAAGCCTTCATCGTCCTGGACGCGGTTAAGCTCTGCGAGATGACGGCGCGGCGATACGTGCAAAACACGGGCACCAGCACATTTCAGAACGAAACCATCGATCGGCGGACGCAGTCAGACATCATGGCCTCACGCGCAAAAGAATTGATGAAGGCCTACAACGCGCTCGTCGGGAAGGGCGACGCCGGCGAGATCCCGGGTGCGCACGTGATCAAGAAGTTCGAGATTGCCACGCGGCACGGCCGCGGGCGACTGTGGCACGTCTAGTCATGGCTGGCGGCGTGATCGTCCGGAAGTTCGGCGACCAGATCGAGATTCGGTATCGGGACGTGCCGCTGTTCGAAGGGGTTCGAGCCCGACGCGTGTTGGCGACTATCGGTCGGGCGTATATGAGTTTGGCGCTTCAGGAAATCGCCGGCCGAATCAGCGACGAGGCGCCCGTGGGCGTGACGGGCAACCTGGCGCAGAGCTTCGGCGCGTCGCCGGCGGCAGTCACGGGAGGGATCGAGCTGCTCGGGCAGACGATCGAGGACCTTCACGGCCGCGTATTCAGCTCGCTCCCGTATGCGATCGTGATCGACCAGGGCCGGACGCCAGGCCAACGAATGCCTCCGGTCGACGCGATCATGTTGTGGGTCGAACGTGTGCTCGGGATTGCGGAGAGTGATGATTTTGAACTCGAGGAAACGGCATGGGCGATCGCGAAATCGATCGCGAAAAAAGGCATTGAGGCGCGGCATTTCGTGGACCGTGGACTGAAGAACGCGCTCCCGAACGTGGAGGGGGTGTTTGAGATCATGGCCGATGCGATGGGCCGGGCGCTCACAGAACCGGAAGGCCAGGGCGGCGGCGTGGCCTAATGGCGCTCACGCCGGATGGTCTGATCACGGCCGTCAAGATCAAGCTCGAATCGATCGCCGGCGTCGGGCTGGTCTATGACTACCGGCGCGAGGTCCGGGACGAACCAGGCGCGCGGGCGCTGTGGTATCACACGGGCCAGGGTCGGATCCATGCCTGGAGCGTGACACTCGCCGAACCGCCGGCGCGCTCGACGCGCGGGCCAGGTTTCGGCGCCGTCGGGTCCGGCCAGGCCGGGCGCGTCTTGACCGATTTCGGTGTCGCGGTTGAAGGAGTCTTCGGCATCGACGATGTTGCGGCCAGCGAGAAAACCTTCCGGACGTTGTGCTGGTCCGTGGCGCTCGAGTTCAACAAGGTCGGACTCTTGACCGTCGACGTGGTGCACCAGGACCCGATGCAATGGGAACGCTTCGGGTATTTGATTTTGGCGAGTCTCTATCACGTTCACTACGCGCGGCTGACGTGCCGCTTTATCGGACAGGTGGCCCCATGAGCTACACGCATCGCGTGTCGAGAATCACGAGCGCGCCGGAGAGCCCGCCCGGATCCTGGCGAATCTTTTTCAATCCCATCGGGCGATCGCTCGAATGGGACGAGGGCACACCAGAGGCGCCCGGCTCGCCACAGGACGTGCCGGCCGAAGTTGCCGTGGGGATCGAACGGGACAGTAGTCTGGCGCCGCACTTCCGGTGTGAGCGACTCGCGCCGCCGGCGCCGACTGAGCCCGGGCCGGAGGAGGGCGCGGGTAAGAAGAAAGCTCTCACGAAGCCGGCAGCGTAAGCCGGCGCCACACGATCTCGCATGGGCGTGACGGAGGACCCGAGCGCCCGGTTCGGCGATCTCAATTGAGATTGCCGCCCGGGCGCTCTTTGTTTTAGGGAGCACGATGCAGCGTTCGACCAGTTCTCGATCGGCGCATGGGGCGGCGGTTCTGGGCCTGCTGTGTAGCCGTTCGCCAGCGCACATTGCCGGGTTCGTAATGGCCGTCGTTGTCTTTGCGGTCGAGGGAGTGCCGGCGGCTCGGCCGACGACCCACGTCGGCCAGGAAGGCCTCGTAGCTCTTGCGCCAGCGGGCACAGACGCGAACTGGCGGCCGTCGGCCGCCGTAGTAGCGCCAGAACTGCGTTTTTGGGTTGTAGCACCTCGTCAGCATGCCGCGCCAGGCTCGGTATTCGACGGTTCGTCTCGATTCACCGTGTGTGATGTTGCCTCGTCGGCAACCACACGATCGAATCGCGCCAGAGCGCAGCGAGTAGATATCCTTGACGCACTTCTTGCCGCAGGCGCAACGACACGGAACCCGGATCTTCCGATCACCGGCGTCACGAATCGCGCCGCCTGTAATGACGAGTCGGCCAAACTGCGTGCCCTTCCGCGGCACTCGATAACGCGTCTTCAGACGGCGCTGAATCTCTCGGCTCAGGCAGCCGCAGGATCGGCTCAGGCCGCGCGTCAGGTTCTGGACCTTCACGCGGCGGCGCGTTCCGCATCGACACCGACAATTTACAGACCACCGGTAGCTCCAGACCCGAGGCCGTCCGAGGACTGTCCAACGTCCAAACCGAGCGCCGATCTTGGGCAGGTTCACCTTCATGCCCGCAAGGGTAACTCCAAATCTGTTTTCTTGAGGAACAGCACATGACCGTGGAATCGACCTTACTTGAGCAAGCCTATGTTGTCGAAGAGGGGGCCTACGGCGAGACCCTCGTGGATCCGTCGGCGACCGATGGCTTCCGACACCAGGAGCTAGACCTGGATAAAAAGAACAATCGAGAACCATCGCCGGAGAAGCGCGGCACGCCGGATCGCTCGCAGAGTTTGCCGCGGCGGCCAGATTCCAATTGGGATCTGAGCACGGCGTTCTGGGAACCGAGTGGGACACTCGGCACGCAGTCCTATCTGTCGAAGTTCCTCAAGAACGGGATGGGCACGCGGACGATTGTCAACCTCGCCACGACCGTGAACGCGGCGCCGGCGCCGACGACCACGTCGGCCACGTTGATCAGCGCGGGCACGCTGGCTGTCGGCGATACGATCGTGTTCACCGTGGCCGCCGGCGCGCGGCGTGAGATCACGAGCGTCAAAACAGTCGCGGGCCTGGCGATCACGTTCGATGCGCTCAGCGTGGCGCCTGATGTGCCTGGCGCCGCGGTCTCTGGCGTCAATTACAAGCTGGCCAGCTTGCATCCTGGCAGCCTCCGGGTCTTCAAATTCCATACGGCCGGCGCCTTCAAGGAAGCGGTCAACGGCGCGATCGTCAATCGAATCCAGCTCACCTTCGACGGCTCGCGCGAAGTCGGCATCGCGGTCTCGGGCCCGTCAAAGGACAAGTTCCGGACCGGCTTCAATCCGCCGGCTGGCTTCACGACCGTCGGCACACCGGCGAGTGGTCTCGTGGGCAATCTGTTCGTCGACGGCACGGCATTTCTCGTCATCTCCGCCGAAATCACGATGGAGAACAACAGCGAGCTGCGGAACCGCGAACTCGGCAGCTCGGTCGCCTCGGGCATCATTCACCATACGGATTTTCGCAACGTGACCGTCTCGGTGCAGTTCTACCTCGAGGACGTGAACCTGATCGCGAAAGCCGAGACCTTCACGAAAGCCGTGCTGCGGTTGCTCGTGGGTAACGCGAACGGGCTCATGGTTGGGTGCGTCCTGCCGTCCGTCGAGTTCGAGATTCCGTCTATTCCGACAACCGGCGGACCGAAGATCGTGACGATCGAGGGCGTCGCCTATGATCCAGGGCTCGGGAATGCGGCGATGTTCCTCGGCGAGCATTAAGAATTTCGGAGGGGCGCGATTCGTTCACGTCGCTGATCGGCCGAGCTATTCGAGAGGAGGCACTGGGAACCGAGGCTGCCCCGGCCTCGGAGCGTCCTGCTCGAGTGCTCGCGCCGGTCAGTGTTTTGCAGAGGAGGAACCTCTCGCCATGTCTGCCTCAATTCCATTCACGACGGAAACCTTCCGGCCGCTGTGCATCAAAGGCAATGACACAACCGACGCACCGACCGAGTTTGATCTCTGCGCCGTCGGCGGGCCAGGGCGCGCGCGCCTGAAATCGATCATCGTGGCGACACACGGACTGGCTGAAGGCGGCGCATGGACGCCGGATGTCCAAGAGTCCGTGATCAAGGCGTTCGAGACCGGCGCCGCGGTCTTCGCCGAAGGCGTGACGGCGGTCCGCAATCTGACGGCGCCGGCGGTGCTCTGCAAAAAGCGTGGCCTGATCGCAGACATCCCGCCTGGCTTGGATCCGACGAGCCAGATCCCGATCAAGACGGGATTTGAATATTCGATGATCTGCGGGTTCTGGCCGGTGTTGTCGTATGAGCTGGCGCTCGCCGTCGCGCGGATTTCCGCGCAGTCGGAGATTGATCCACGTTTTTTCGACTGGCTCTCCACTTTGCTCGAGTCGCACACGAGCCCGCTTGGGACTGTCGCACCTGTCCCGAAGCGACGCGCGCGCAGCGGAATTGCGGGCTCGAGAACGAGGAGGGCGAACGCCGTCCCGGCCACGTAACCATACGGCCGATCGTCACCAAAGAGCGCCGCGGGCTGAACGGCGACGTCGTGCAAGATTGGGATCCCGGCGGCGGCGTGTTTCTCCCGATCGAGGGTGCCACGTATCCGGTGTTTGCGTTCGGGCACGGGAAGATCAAGGACCCGGTGTTTACGTGTCCGGTGTCCGCCATCCCGGAGCCGGTCTGGGATTTGATCGATCTGTTTTTGACCTGTCGATCGATGAAACTTCCGCCCGTCGCCGGCGGCGTGCTCGATCAACCCTATATCGTCCGGCGCGCCTGGCCGGTCCTCGAAGCGGAAATGGCGCCGATCGATCGGGAACGAGATCAGGCCGGCCAGCTCACGATGATCGCGACCTTGCTGTCGAGTATCCCGCTGGTGCGAATGCCAGGCAAGAAACGATGATGAAGTCGTAAGCGGCGCTTCTCACGT